ATACGCTGAACGGCAAGGCTCCGAAGAAGATCACGCGCGTTTCTCCGCTGGTAGACGGCGAAGGCAAAGCAATCGTGACGGAAGAAGAACCGGCGAAGTTCAAGGATTACCAGTTCAAGGCAGAATAGAGGGCGCGTCCATGCCCAGAGGTTTTCAAATCTCCGGACTCCCTCAAAAGATTTGCTTACTCGGCATGAGAGCTATCTTCTGAGTACCTCGGGATGCCGCCCGAATAGCCTACGCGCCCTAGATCTTAGAATAGCAAACTAATGGCTCACCGCGTATCAGCAGCCGCGCTCCATGCAGCGCGCGTGGTTCTCAAGCACTATACGCTGGAAGCGAAGCCCATCGAGGAACTGCCGTCCGGCCGGATTCCAAACCTGGAAGCGACCGAGAAGTGCCTTGCCATCGTGATCGACTGGATGTCGAACGTCTTCCACGTCGCCAACGTTCGCCCAGAGCTTCGGTACTGGCAGGAGCGCATGCACGCAAACACGGCGACGGCTCCACAGATCGCGGGCTTTCTCCAACGCATGCTCGACGCGTTCGCTATGCTTCCAAAGGAATCCGTCCAGGAAGCCAGGGTGGTAACTACGCTGGAAACACCGCTGGAGTTCGGTAGCAACAAGCCTGAGCAGCACGTCATCTCAAAGCCAGCCCTGGAAGCGGCACGCGGCATATTCTACTACTACCGCGTGACGTCAAAGAAGAAAGACTTCGCCGGTGACGTCTCGGTTCACCGCGTCTACGTCGCGAAGCTGATCGAGATGAGCCTCGGGCTTCACCGGGCATCGGAAGCCATTCCCATACTTCAGCGGTGGAAGGTCGCGATGGATGCCGGGAAGGCAACCGCGGACGACATCAAAAAGTGCCTCCGCGCGGTCGGTATCATGCTGGAGCAGCTGCCGAATTTCGAGAATATCGCTGAGCAAACACGTTTGTTGTAACACCGTTCGAACGCTAAAAAGGAGTTAAAGGTCTTATGGCCATCACAACCGCGAAGGGCACCATGGCCCAATCTGTGGCCTGACCGGGTAACCGGTCAGTGAATAATCTCGTGAATTGCTGGGAAGCCTAAAAGCATATGCTCATGGTAATCAGCAGCCAATCCCAGAAATGGGCAGGTTCAACGACTAGTGCGAGAGCACGTACGGCCAAGCGGCTGGAAGCGCGAGACGCCCTTTAAAACAGGGTGATGATATAGTCTGTGCTGCCGAGGAAACCGGCAGAAGGTCGGGAGTAGCGATCCCGGTCGCAACACAACAGTTTGAACATGAGCGACGTAGCGTCACCTCCGACGTACGCCGCGATCACACAAGTCCGGTCGATCACCGGTCCTACAGTTAAGCCACATGTGGTCGATATCACGACGCATGACACGCCGGGATTCTGGCGGCGCAAACTGGCCGTACTGATCGACGGCGGAGACATCAGCTTCGAGGTCAACTTCAACAAGGCCGACGCCACTCAGTCGTTCACGACTGGTATGTGGAACCAGATGGTCGGTCTGGTCCTGACGGGCTTGCAGATGATCTTCCCGAACTCTGCCGGTACGCTGACGTTCAAGGGATACGTCGGCCAGCATGAGTTTATGGCACCCGTGGACAATGTGCTCGCCGCGAAAATCCAAATGTCTATCACTGATGCAGTAGGTGCCGCGTAAAGTTAGGAATAAGCGTGGCCGAGTCCATTGCTACTCTTGGCCCGTCGTACAATCCATGATAGGCGAATCTTTTCTTTGGTTTCAGTCGTACGCTTGAATGTCTTTCGCTTCAAGTAGTACGTGTTTCCCAGGGACGCCTTACGGATACTTTCCTTGTGCTCTTGCGAAAGTTTCGTTCCTAGCCTGAACGTATTTCCTTTCATGAACTGGGAAACTTTGGCTCTCGATTCTGGAGCCCAGCCATGCAAGCGGTTTCGACCTTTTGCGAACATGTCCAAATTGTTGTCGCGTTTAGTGCCTTGAAATAAATGAGAAGGACGAACGCAAGACGGGTTGTCGCACTTGTGGAGCGCGCAAGGTTTTGGTAGTGCTCCGTATGTTAGAAACCAAGCGAGGCGATGAGCGTTTCTTGCGCCGAACCATCGAGCGATGCTCCCATAGCCCTTTGTGTCCCGCTTGCCAAACCAAATCCAACATCGGCCGAGCTTTGGATAGATAACGGGTCCGTTCGTTTTGTCCACGAGCGCCCAAAATCGTTCGGAGATTGTTTGGTCCGTGTTGGCCATCATTAGATTGTATCAAGGAGGAGGACTAATTTTGAACCCAATCGCAGAGAGGCGCGTTCCGATCACTCTCGGAGGCGTAGAGCGCGTACTCGTATTCAACCTCAACAGTTTTACTGCTTATGAAGAGGCCACCGACAAGTTCTTTCTCGACACCGTGGCCACTCTGTACGACGTGGTCACGGCCGCGCGGGAGAAGGCAATCGCGGCAAAGGACCTCAACGCGAATGGAGATCCGCGCATCAACCCTCTCGAAGTGATCCGCCATGTCTCCATGAAGGCTCTGCGGGCTCTCTTATGGGCATCGCTGCATGAATATGACAAGAGCGGAGAGCCGCACTGGCCGCTGACTATATCGCAGGTCGGGCGGCTGCTTCAGCCGGAAGACATCGTTCCGGTGTTTACTAGTTTTCTCAAGGGGCAATCACTCAACAGCCCGACGAGGGAAGAGATGGGGGAATCCGCGGCGCAGCTTCCGAAAGCAGCAACGGCACCAGCAGAAGCCGCGCCCGCAGTTCAATCGAACGGGACCGCTGGTGGGGAACGCTCTATCGAATTGCCTGTAGACGCTTTCACCTAAGCGAGCGGGAGATAGGGCGACTCACGCTCAGAAAATTTTACTTGCTGCTCGCAGACTATTACGCTGAGCAGAGGGTGGAAGACCGCCGTGCTTATCTGATAATCTGGGCCTCGCATCACTTTAAGGAACTCCCCGACGCAGGGAAACTATTCCCGCTTCTCCGCGAACGGGATGGCGACGATCAAGACTCCGGTGAAGAAGTTGATGACGAGGCAAAGTTCCAGCAAGTAGTCGCAGGACTAACTCCGTACAACAGGTAACAACAAATTGGCAGAAACTTCACTTGCCGACCTAGTGGTGACGCTGTCGGCTCAACTGGACGACTCTGGGTTCAAGGACCTCGGTGCAAGCATCTCCGAACTCGAAGCACAGGGGATGTCTCTCACTGAAGCTCTGGCATCTATTGAAGCGCAGCTTGCTCCGGTGGGTACGGCTGCTGAGGCTGCATCAGAGCAACTGAATCTGTTCGACGAGTCAATGCAGATTTCCTATGCCGATGCTACTGGACAGTTGAACCTGTTTGCTACCGAGTTGGAGCCTATCGCTGGTGCGGCTGCTGAAGTTACTCCAGCGCTTGAAAACTTGAGCGAAGAAACAAAACACGTCGGTGAGGAAGCCGAGGCAGGAGGCGAGGGACTTCACAAGTTTTTGGAGTTCGTTTTGGAACTATCCGCAGCCGCTGGGCTATCGATGGGAATAGCAGAATTGGCGAAGGAAGCGGGCGAACTGTTCGCGACCGTCCAAAAAGCTACGATATCTTTAACGGCGCTCACTGGTAGTTCGCAACAAGCGGAAGAGACCATTGAACGCTTGAAAGACATGTCGCTCGCAACAGCTACATCGTTTGAAGAACTGGTATCCGAGACTCAGCGGATGACCGCACAGTTGCAAGGCACAGGAGTGACAGCGGAGGAAATCCAGGCCGCGCTTCACGGAGCAGCAGAAACGGCGGCGGCTACTGGCAGACCGTTCGAAGGCATCGCTACAGCACTACAACGCATAACCGTGTCAGGCATGGTTACAGGGCGCACGATGTTGGCCCTTGGCATCAATACGCAGGACCTCGCGAAAGCCATGGGTGTGGCCAGCGACGAAGTGTCCAAAGCTTTCAAGGCTCTCGACGAAAGCGACCGCCTGGACAAACTGACCGAGGCTATGCAGCGATACGACGGTACCGCCGAAAAGATCGCCGCGTCGAGCGCCGGTACGTGGAAGAACCTGTGGCAGCAGATTGAGTTTTTCCTTGAAGAACTTGGGAAGTTAACCGTTCCGGTTCTTACTCCGGTCGTGGATTTCTTCAGCAAACTCACTGGTTCGATTACAACGTTCATCGGATGGGTTGACAAGGGGATGGTGTCGTGGAAGAACTTCCTTCAAATGTTCGTTGGCGGCACCGGCGGAGCCATCGCGGCTAGCATCGACATGGTTGACAAGGTCGTCAACAAAACGACGCTCGACATGACCAACGGGTTTGCAGGGGCCAAGACTCATCTAGATTCTGTATCTACCGCTATCAACCACGTGGCGGACGACTTTGAGCAGTTGAAGAAGCATACTCCGTTCAAGGAGATGTCCGTCGATGCCGCGGTTCTCGTCGAAAAGGAGAAGTTGCTTGCCTCTGCCCAATCAGCAGTAATAAAAGCCATGGCCGAATCAGGCCTCGATCAGACGGCCTTCTGGACGAAGCAAGTAAACGACGCCGTTGATCAGATGGCCGAAGCATGGGCGAGCATACCTCCGGTGGTGCGTACCGCCGCTGATGATTTGCGCCGCGCCATAGTAGTAGAGAACGAACTCAGCGCCGCAATGGTTGATGCCGACAAGACTTCCCTGGAAACAATCAATGACATCGGTGACCACATGGGGCAGTTGGTTGCCGAGCAAGTCGCCGACAACCAGCGTATCAAGAACAGCCACCTAGACCTCTTTCAAACGATCTACAAGGAAGGCCAGAAGGCGTTCGTCGGCATAGAGAACGGACTGATCAACAGCTTGACTCACTGGACCGGGTTCGTTTCTGCAATTAAAGGGATGTTTCAGACCTTGGGGACCGACGTGCTGCGCATCGTACTCGGGCAAATGCTTGCACCCATAGAAGCTGGCTTTGCACGGTACCTAACTACCATCGTCGCTCACATCATGGGCGTAAAGACTGCCCAGGAAGCAGCAGACGCCGCAAGCCTAGCCAGTGGCGTAGCGCTCCGCACCAATCAGGTTATCGGTGAGGGTGCCGTAGCATCGGCAAAGGCGATGGCGGCGTACGCGGACATTCCGTTTATCGGTGAAGCACTCGGAGCCGCGGCAGCAGCAGCAGAGATGGCGGCGATTACTCCGTTGATCGGCCTGGCCGCCGCACAGGGTGGGTTCGACGTCAAGAAAGAAACACTGACCATGCTCCATCCGGACGAAATGGTCCTCCCTGCCGACCTGGCTACCGGCCTCCGCAACGTGATAGGGACGATGGGCGGAGATGACAACAGGCAGCCTACCGGCCACTACTTCGACATGCGCGGCTCGTCGTTCGGTGCCGGCCTCAACGACCGGTCCGTGAGCGACATGATGCAGCGCGCCCTGCGCAACCTGAAGCTCGCCGCTCCAGCCCGCGTACCCAGCCTCTAAGTCATGGGATTCACTCCATCTCCGAATACTACTTCAACGCTGAAGCTCCGCCTTGGGTACGTAGGAGGTCTCAATATTACGGCGTTCGGCTTCAACGTAACGGGGTGGGGCTTGCCTGCCGGGCAGACCCTGACGTCTGCGGATGTAGGATGCCCGGTCACGATCATCGGAGCCGGCGCGTTGGGCGGGCTGCACGTCACGACCATCGTTTCCGTGTCCGGACCTGGAGCGTGCAGCTTGGCGAACGCTGCATTGACCACCGTCACCGCTGACACTCCAAACGGCATCATCTTTCGCGCGATCTCTGCGGAGTCCGGCTCCATCGAATACGACTCTTCTTTGACGGTTAGGGACACGCTGAAGTTCAAAGCCGGAGCGTTCGGTGACCCAGGTGGATCTTATGGGCTTACCGCCCTACCGTTCCAGGGCCAACCGGTGATGCTGATCGACGACGTGATCGGTGCAATCTTCGGAGGAACGGTAGATCAAGTTGAACTTGACAACCTTCCTGGTTCGCAGCGGGCGTCTTCGAACCTCAACCTGATCATGGTAACGTGCTCGTGCGTCTCGTGGGATCTTTTGCTATACAAGCGCGTGATCCCTGGACAGACGTTCAGCAACATGACGCTGGATGCCATCTTCCAGGCCATCCATGATACCGGAGTTGGGATCGGCTTCTCTCTATACGACGATGGCATCGGACTGAGCCTTATTACCGGGCCTACCATTCCCAGCGTATCGAGCATCAAGTATGACACGGTGGGCAATTGGTTCGACAACCTTTGCACGTTGGCCAGCGGCACCGACGTATGGTATTGGTACACCACGCCGTACCGCGTGGTGGTTCTGGCGAAGCAAACGACCACGGCGGCTCCGTTCAACGTAGACGACTCCGACCTCAGCGATGGCAACGTCCTCGTTCATATTAAAGACACCGAGACGCGTGAGCAGTATTTGAACCGCGCGTACGTCCATCTGGGCCAATCACTGACAGGGGGAAGCGTCGTCGATACGTTTGCCGGTGATTCGGTGAAGACCGTCTTCTATACGACGCATCCGGTCGGGGCAACTCCGACGATCGATGTAAACGGAGTAATGAAGACGGTCGGCGTCCTCGGGTCAGATACCGGCAAAGACTGGTATTGGAACCAAGACTCGACCGTGATCACTCAAGATGCGGGCGGTACAGTACTCACGTCTGCGCAGAATCTTCATATAACCTATCAGTACAACATCAATCCGATCTTTCTTTACAGCGACGACACGGAAGTAGGCAATCGCGCAGCCTTGGAGAGTGGCACCGGATACTACGAGCAAGTGTTCGACGCTGCTTCTACCGGTCCTGGAGCAAACGATGGTCAGGCTCAGGCTCAGGCAACCGTGCTTCAGTACGGCAAGGTTCCATCGCGCTTCGAGATTGAAACGTACCGCAGTGGACTTGCCATCGGGCAAATGATCCACATCGAGCTGAGCGACTTCGGCGTCAATGACGACTTCCTGATCGACTCCGTAGTTCTGACCTCCCAAGACAACCTGTCGCTCTGGAAAGCTACGGCGATCAAAGGTTCGCTGATTAACTGGGACTGGCGTTCTACGTTGGGTGGTTCTTCCGCCGGAAGCATTTCCGGCGTTGGCGGCGGAGGAGGAGGTTCCGGGCCTCTCGGATTAGCACGAAAGATAACTGCTAGCAGTACGCAACTTTCTACTGATGACTTGGTTGAGTGCGATACTAGCACTATTACCCAACCTACCGCCCTGACGCTCGGTGCCGCAATCACAACTACGCCAGCGCCGGGAACCCAAGAAGTTATTACGCTATCGTCTAGCGGTGCGGGAACGGTCAACGGTACAGACACCCTGTGCGGTACGGAGCGCATGCGGATCATCAGCGGAGCCTTGACGGCGACACCGACGGTAGAACGCGGAGCGTCAGGAACGACTCCGGCTACTCACAGCAACGGGGCTGCGGTAACGCTTCCAGGTGGATTGATCTTTACGCTTCTCGTGAATACCAGCGTGCCAGATCATCGCCTGGCTATCAAGAAGATCTCCACGGACATCAACTACGTAAAGGTAGTCGCGAACGCGGCCAATACTTTTGATTCGGGGGCCACGTTCGTAATCCTGCCGGACCAGTTCGACGCGACCGGCCTCGTAGTAATCCTGTTCCCTCCGGATTCGACGGTATTGATACGCCTGAGCGGTGCCGGTTCCGGAGGAGTTGGCGGCGACCTGAGTTCTCTGTGGTTGGATTCTGGAACGTTTCTTCATTCTTCCAATACTCACCCAGTTCTGGTCGGCATATCGACTACGGACGTGGTGTTCAGCGGCGTCGGCGGGCTGCTTACGAGCAATGCCATCGTGAGCGTTACTGCCGCGTCGAACGCTTCCGTGGGGAGCTTCGCTGCCATCGCCGGAAACTATGTAGCCCTCAGCAGCAATAAGACGAACAGCGGGACGCTTCTCCCGATAGCTGTCTTCATGGGCGCGACGCGAGCGATCACAGTAGACGTGACAGCTAAGGTCGGAATAGGCACTACTTCTCCATCGGCCCTGTTATCCGTAAATACCGGAGGAGTCGGTGTAAACAATGCGACTGGCTTAGCGGTGCAGTCTACCTCTTCCTTAGCCACGACCCTCGACGCCATGAACTACGCCGTTGAGTTCATGGGTAACAGCGGCGATAACGACAGGTTGTTGTTTGTACAGCACCGCACTCTCGCCGGATCGTCATGGACTACGAGCGCCTGGCGCATTCAGCCTACCGTCGATGCCAGCTTTTCTGGCGTAAGCGGCAATCGAGGCTACATCGAATTGGCTTACGGGACCTCAGGTTTATACTCCGGCATCGGGCTGAGCGGAAAAGGCAATATTAATCCAGACTTCATCCTGACATCCGGCGGAAACGTGCTCGTTAACCATATCTCTGATGACGGCACCGGCGCTCCGGTACAAGTACTCGGGAGCGTGTCACTTACCGGCAATACGTCAGTCAGTACTTACTTTGCCAGACTGTTGCTCGATACCGCTACGGGACAAACGCCAGGTTCGGCAACCACAGGATTAGGCGGAGATTCATTCATAGTCGATGCCTATGGATGCGAAGGAAACGTGTTCCGAGTAAAAGGCCGGTGGTCGCAGGCCCAAGGCGATTATTTCGACCTGACTCGAATCAACTTGGCAGGAACCAACGCTTTACCAGAGCATGAGGTTCACTTCCGTGACAGCGGCAACAACGTCCTCTGGAAGTATACCAATACCATCGGTATTGCCACCCTCGGGACGCATACGTGGAACGGCTTCACCGATATTGAGATCGGTACAGACGTATTGAATGTTGGTTCTGGCTTTGTCTTAGCCTCGCTCATCAATCATTTTTACGGCGGCACTGGGATGAGAGGCGGGCGTCAGAGCTTGTCCGTCAATTCCTATCTCGTAGGTCCAAGTGATGCCGGCAGTCCGTTCAACCGCCAGTATGAGGCGATCAGTGCACAGTGCAATGCCCAGTCATCAGATCGCGGTACGGCACTCACTCCGTTAGGCTCCATCTTTGCGTTGGGCGCGGAAGCAGTTCTTACATCAGCAGCCCAGCACATGTTCGCGCTCCTCGCCTGCGAGATGAATACGGCGGCCCAGACTGGTTCGTCGGTAGCTATCAAGGAAATCCTGGCTCTTAGCGGACGGCCTGACGACGCCGTTCGCGGTGCGTCGTATGACTCCATGCTCGCGCTGTCGAACGCGACAGGTGCGGTTACCTGGACGGACGGAATCTTGATTAGCGATGCCCACGGCGCGTTCCCGATCAATGCTACGTTCGGGACCATTATGCGCACCATCGGCGGTACGGTCCTCAACGGCATCGACTTCTCCTCCTCAACGATCTCAGGCAGCGCCTTCCTGGTCGGTACTTCTAGTTCCGGTTGCGTCATCCACGGCGACGGAGGGATCTTCGTTCAGGGCGCGGGCGGGTCGGCTCCAATGGGTTACAACAACACGACCGCCCCAACAGATGACAAGGTCTGGGCTAGTGCAGTAAGTGGAAATTCTCTTCTGTTCTACGTCACTAGTGATACTGGCGCTTCGAGCCTCGTATGGATGGAGGTCAACCGCAGCGCGGTTACGGTGCCGAGTATCTCGCTGACACCGGGCAGTGTGTTTGTAGGCGCTACTTCAGACGATGGGAGCGGAGCCAAACTTCAAGTTCTCGGTGCCGTCAACGTATCCGGATTGATTCAATCGTATGCTACCGGAGCAAGTCTAGCGTTTCAGGCCAACTCGGGCACGTTTATCGTTAGTGGTGCAGGGGCCGTAAGCGCAGTAGGGCCGTTGGACATTGCCGGCAGCGGATTCTTTGGACTTACTTCTACCGACGTAAGCCTGTCTACGAGTGCCCTGATCGTAAAAGGCGTCTTCGTAAGCGTTACGGCTTCGACGAACGCATCGGTTGCCAGTCTCGCCGCTATAGCAGGAAATTACGTCTCTCTGTCTTCATTCGCTACCGGATCAGGCACCCAACTTCCTCTCGTCTTCTTTGTCAACGGGGCGGAGCGCGTGAGGATGCTGACAAACGGGGCGACGCTGTTCGGATTCACTTCTACGGATCTCAGCCTACTCCCAGGTTCAATCGTTAGTGCGGACGGGATCATTGCTGCCGATACAGCTACCAACTGTTCATGTCTCGCTCTTGGCATTACTACCGGAGCTGGAGCTGACTTATCTTCCGGCAAGACTGGAACCGGAGCGCTATTGCCGATCCGCTTCTTCCTCAATCCGAATGAGCGAATGCGGCTGTTGCCTGCCGGGCAGTTATTGGTTGGGCTCACTTCCACTGATGCATCACTGTCTGCTGGAGCCATCGTCTCAATCAATTCTTTCGTGAGCGTGACGGCTTCGACCAATGCGTCGGTCGGAAGTTTCGCTGCAATCGCTAGTACCTATATAGCAGTATCGAGCGGACGAACAGGTGCAGGTACGTTCCTGCCGATGGCGTTTTTTACCAACAACGCTGAGGCCATGCGGATCACAACGACCAGCCTGATCTATCTTGGTCGTACGTCGGATGACGGAAGCGGCTTGCGGCTCCAGGTAACCGGAGGCATCTCAGTAGATACCAACGTTTTACTAAATTCCGGCTATTTCTCCGTAGGCGGCCACATAGGATTGACTGAGAGCCTGACTGCCTCGCTAGCAAACGGCACAAGACAGTTTCGCGGCGGTATTCTGACCGCGTAAAAGGAAGAGAATTACATGAAACTGACGCCAACACAACGAATCGTTCTGATGAAGCTTTTGCCGGCCGAAGGCGGTCTGGTCAATATGAGAACGGTACGACGCCTGAAAGAAGCGTTGTCGTTCGAAAGTCCCGCAGAGCACAAAGCTCTAGGGATTTTGCAGGAAGGCGATGCAATTCCGCCGGAGTTTCAGACTCTCGGACCAGACGGAAAGCCGATTACCAAGGTTCCCGCCGGCTCGTCTATCTTCACTAAACTGAACAAGGAGACGAACGTGGAGTCTCCGATTGATATCTCGCCGGAAGCCTCTGCGGTCATTCGGAGGGAACTCGACAAACTGAGTGCGGCGGAAAAGGTGCGGGATGAGCACCTGGACCTATTCCCGATCTTCTGCCCAGACTCCGATACCGAGAACGAGAAGCCGGTGCCGATCGCGCGGGTAGCAAGTCGGAACAAGGCTGGTTGACGTGACGCGGCTGCTCCTATTGCCGATGCTTTGGACCGCGGCGGCTTATGCAGGCCAACCGCGAGCGCCAGCTCCGCCCGTTCTATCCGACAATCCCTGTGACGGCGTGGTTGGGGTTTGTGTAGTCATCAAGCCAGACCCGGTGACGGTCAAGAAATTTCACATCAAAGGACTGATGCTCTACAACATCTACATCATCAGCAACCTCCCTACCGATCAACCGATTCAGCCCACCCGCATCCGTGCCGGGAGTGGCGACATCAACCTGATTACTCCGAGGCGACTCAACGCATATCTCAGCCAGAAACAATCGCAATCGTGGCAGCACATCGTTGTGGAAGGGATCGAACTGGCGGCGGACGGCGGGCTGGTGTTCATGGGGGGAGGATTTATTACAGCCTCGGTGCGGGTGATGGGCGAGGTCGGAGCGGGCATCGGGTTTTTGCATCTGGTCGGCAATCAGTTGCAGGCATCGCAGCCGGATCTCTCGTCACTAACCGATGACGCGCTGGATCAACCGTTCACTCTGAAGGCCATGGATTCGATCACGCTCTCGGCTTTTGGCTCGGCGGTCGTGAAGGACCCGGTGACCGGCAAGAAGATCAAGTCTCCGAGGGCAGTCTTCAGGATCGCTCAGTAGCTTACAAAAATAGTTCGCTAATTGCCGGTGCTTCAGGTTCCGGCATGCGTTCTGGTCGCAATCTGAATGCTAGCAAGCCGCCCTTGGTCTCGCCGTCTGGCTCAAATCCCGCCTTCAGGTAGCACTTGCCATAGCCAGCGCGCCGCGGTCGAACCTTATCCCGATCGATAAACGTCACCATGCCGAGTTCTGGAACTTCCGGCCAATACCACATAGTTGCGGCCACGGCTTCGCGTATCAGCACAGAAGGCAACGGGCCATTCTCACGCCTGAATAGGGAATTGACCCACGCGCCAGGCCAGCGGTGCTTCACGTATTGCGGCAGCGGCCAACTGGTTACCCACAGCGCACCCTGATCGGCGGTCGCTAGTACAAGACAGCGACCGGGCGGAACAAATTGTGGTGTACCTGGCTTTTGGCGGTTGTAATGACGGTCGGCTAATGGCAGGACCGTTACGTCAGCGCGATCTGAAAGTCTCCAGTACACCTTAGAACTTTTGGGAACCGCGAAGGTTGCTCAGTAGGTCCTTGTGGCTATCTTCCATTTCGCGGCATAATCTTACCGCATCGCAGAGCACGTCGATCAGGAAGTTGTCCGGAGCAATCTTTTCCTGCTCGGCGCGGATCAACGTCTCGCACCGGTGCGTAAAATCGGCTATCGAACGCAGCATTACTCGTCCTGCTACCACCATTAGATCCTCCACCGCTTCCCTACCGCAGCGATCCTCCAGCTTCCCATCTCCCGCGCGATCTTCCGCGCCGTATCCTTCCCCATCTGAAGTTCCCGGCATACCGCTCTGATCGAGAACCCGAGGTGCAGTAGTGATTCGGCCTCCCGCTTCCGTTCAGGGGATGTTTGCCTGCGGTCCGGCGATTCCCTTGGCTGCCTGCCGGACTCCCAGCCGGAACTCTTCCTTCCGCGCGACATCGTAGTTTTCCCAATCCAGCCGGCAGAGAATCCGCGCTAGGAGCAGCGCTTCCAGTTCCGTCAAGTCTCGGATCACGGATTTGCCGGTCGAAACATGAGTTAAGTTATTTAGTTTCTTGCCGTTGACGCCTTCGTGGACGGCAAGTACACCGTAAACCTCCGCCTCAACGTCCTCCGGGCCTTCCGTCGTCCGGATGGTTACAGACCTGGAGCGGCTTGCCGATTCAATGGCGGGGCTAGGATTAGCGGCAATTGGGGTTTTATCGGCTCTGGTCATTGCAAGATTGGAAAAGCCTCTGCCCGGAACTGGTCTACCCGCATCGGGTTCTGATATCCGGCCGGTAGGTATGGTTGGAGGTCGCGCTTTATGTAGTGCCGCGCGTCGGTATCGGCTAGGACTTTCAGTACATCACTGGTGAACTTCCGCCAGTCTGTCGTCTTCGTTAGCCCGACGTAGTTTACCCTCCCAATTTTGTACAGGTCAACAAAACGATGAGTTCGCCGGATGATCTCCAATGTAGCCGCCGTATCGAGGACCGGCTCTAGGCTTACCCAGGTAAAAACCCCTATTCTATGGAACTCTCGCAGCGTATCGATGCGCTCATCTGGACAGGCAGCGGCGCGTTCCCACTTCGCCGAGAACGAGGCATCGAGGGAGGTGAGCGTGGAAGCAAACGCATCGCGGCCTGGGCGAAACAAGTCGATGTCTCGCAACGCCCTATATCCGCCCTTTGTGAGCGTGCAGATTCCGAGTCCATAGGCTTGCAGCGTCCTAAGCACGTCACGCGTCAGAGTCGTGGCATTCGGCGCGTATGGATCGGTCGTGAAGGATAGCATTACCTGTTCGGTGATGCCAAGAGCCTGATACTTTCGCGCGTCCTTTTCCAGTAGCCGCAAGAAATCCGGTCGTTCGATAGCACCGGCATCGAACTCCGTCCGGCTCATGCGTAGGACGTTCGGCACGTAGCAGTAGGCACAAGCATGACCGCAGCCACGGTACGGATTTGCAGCTAGCGCTGAATACTCACCGGCCTGGCCAGCGGGCGCGTAAATGATCGAGCAACCTTTAACGCTTACTCCGTCTGGATTGAGTTCTTGCATATTGGCTTAATTTTAACGCGGGACCGGTTTGCAAGCGGTCCCGCTGATTCTTAACAGTCAGGCTCCGTGAAACTCAAGTTTGCATATCCCTTACCGAAGCGGGAGACTACCTCCATTTTCTCCCAGGTTATCGTCGCTGGGTGACGTTATCTGCGGACCGTATCCAGTCCGCGAGCTTGTCGATGTCGTCCGAAACGCGCTCGGCGAGATCAGAGCACTGGCCGATGCGCTCCGCCGCATCCTGAAAGTCAAGGGCGTTGCCTCGGCGGTTTTTTACGGATCCTTCAGCGTTGTTTAGCGTCTCGATGACGGCCCGCGCCCGTCGCTGCATGTCCACCAGTTCGCCTTCCGTTGGTCGCGTCATCGTCGTTTCACCTTCTGGAGAAGATCCCATACTTCACTCGCGCGCAGGATCGTGGCGTCCGGTAGATGAACGTGGTTAACCTTTTCCAGAAACGAGTAGATACGCTCCAGCATGCGCTCCACGTCTCCAAAGTCGCGGTCGTGCTGATCTTGCAAGTAGGTCTGAGGATCGCTTCCCATCTAGGGCCTCCGTATTCTCATGCGAACAGCGTCTCCTTGCTTACCGTCTCAATCGTCAGCGGCCCCTCCGACACAATCGCCTCGATCACCTGGTAGCCCGCCTCCGCCAATCCGCGCTCGATAGCCGCGCGCATCTCTGCATCGGCATGCTCGGCGTCATCTATGATCAGAAAAGGGAGCTTGCCGGACCGCTGCGTGCAGATCTCCAGCACGGCCTGGACGCGGCGCATAGTATTCTGATTCTCCCACGGTATCCCGTCCAGGTAAGCCGCATCGCCTTCAACCGTCAACCCGCTGACCGGCAATCCGTTCAGCTTCTCCAGCCGTAGCGCTTCCATGCGGGTAAGTACTTCGGTCAGTTGGTCATACGTCCAGTTCGCAGCGCGGGCCGACTGCTCCTGGATGGCGATCTGCTGCCGCACTCCTTCGGCCTTGGCGTTGGCGACGATGCGCTCTTTGATTACCGCAATCTCCTGGACTACACGCTGCTTCTCCGGGTCGGCTTCCTTTTCGAGTTCGGCGAGTGCCAACTTCTCGGCCTCAGCGCATGCGGCATTGATCTTCAACTGGATATCTTTCGCGGCAGCATTGCGCGTGCTACGCTCCGTTTCTAGAGCACGAATCTTTGCATCGATTTCAGCGTTTGTTGCCTGAACCGATTCTGTCCACTCCTGCCGTGCCTTATCCAGTGCTGCCGTCTTCTCGCGTTCGATCTCAAGGCGGCGGTCAGCGTGAGCCTTCTCAATCTCGATACGCGCGGCTTCCAGATCTTTGAGTTGGTCGGATAAGAAAGCAGCGGCGACTTCCCCGGTCGTTTCCGGCAATGCTTTCTTGAGCTGCGCTACCGCTCCGGAGGATTCATCGCGCATCTGTCCGATCCTGCGGCGCTGCTCGGTTACAGAGGCAGCAAGTTTCTTTAATTGCTCCAGATTGATGGACATCTCAGCAGGCAAGTCTATTGCTGGAGGAAGTGCGAGTACGTCTTCGTTCCCTCTTGGCACCTCAACCGTGCTACGGTATCTGATTGCGGTTGCAATCTCCTCTTGTGTAAATACTATCGGCACCAGCCTCATGAGTTCTGCGGCAAGTTGCCTGCGTCCAGGTACGGTGGTTGCGTCTACTCGGAGCAATACAGACGGATCGACGGCCAGCGCCTCGCTTAGTTGGTTGATGTACGACTGCGGTGCATCGATCACGGACCCGTCCGGCGCGGTAATCTCTAGGTCCGCTACCCAGCCGGTGATTTCCGATCCCTTGCGTGCGCGCTTCGGCCTCGTAGTCTTCGCGATGATCGTACCGTCGTCCAGGGTAAGTGAGATGAAGCTTTTCTCGGCTCCCTTGCGCACGACGGACGGATCGCAGCCACCGGAGAAGATGTAAAGCAGGGCTCGGAGTACCGATGACTTTCCGCTCCCGTTGCGGCCACAGATCCGCGTAACCGTACCGGGCTTGAACGCTGCATGGGTTGTCCCATAAGTGTCCGTGATCGTGATGTTGGTAATTTTCACTTGGGCTACTCCGGCAACTTTACCCATTGGGTTCGATTCTTAGTTTGTACTCCGGATAGGTGTTCAATCAAGAGCTTCTTCTCGAACTCCGGATACGGCGACTTCATCCACGGGATAGCTGCCGGTTTGCCGGTCTCGTAATCCGGAACGATTAGGCACAGCACCTTGTTATCCATCGCGGAGATGTAGTACCAGACCGGCTGATGGTCGGGTTTCATCGGAACTCCTAGAGCGTTCGCAAACTGCGCGGCAAAGTCAAAGCGCAGTAGCCCCGGAACTCCCGGTGGAAGATCGCGCAAGTCATCTACGATCGGTAGATGCAATTCAGCGAACAACTTTCTACCGAGTACGGCGCATGCGATCATCCAGAATAAGTAGCGGCGCGTGATCATTTCCCGTTCCCCGGCTTCTTCCCAAACTGGATCTTCGGAGCGTCCGGCTTGGCATCCTTCGGCGGCTCCTGCTTCGGTTGAGACTGAGCGGTTGTATCTGGAGACCACTTCTTCGGTTCACCCGCTTCCTCCGTTACGACGAGCGGTTTCCCCATGAAGTTGCACCGCGATCCGTTGGGTAGGTTGGTTTCTTCAGGGTCAGGCGGCGGATTCTCGATGGTGTAGATAGGAATCCGTACATCCGCTTGCCGCTCCTCCGCTGGAACGGCAGTGGCAGTCTGTGCGTCCGGCGGAGCAGCGGTAGAAGCGGCCTCTTGCTGCGAGGGTGCTTGCGGGGATTTGGATGAGTCTGGCGGAACTTTCAAACCGCCTGTGCTGCTACCAGCAGCGTCTCTCTGCGACTCAACAGAGGCGGGATTCGAACCCGCTTGACCTTTTCGCGCCTGTTCTTCCAGGTCGCGGATCTTTTGGTCGGCTACGGAGTCGGCGGCTGCCTGAGAACCGCTCGGTTTCTTGCCCTGAGCAGATTCAAAGGCATCAGCGAACGATATCTCGCCGTCTTTGATCGCGGAGAACAAGCCGCGCAGGTTGTTCAACTGAGCCGGCGAAATCTTGTCCAGCCTCGTACCAATGTATAGCTCCAGGTCGTCCGGAGTAACGTTGATCGAAGCGAAGGCGTCGATGATCCGCTTGCGCGCCGCTGTAGGATCTACCTTCTTTGGATCGTTCAACGTTTCGAGCACTCGCGCTTCGCAATCGTCGCGGATGTCCTTCGGGATAAGCCTAAGCGACTCGTCACGCTGGGCCTTGGAGATCTCTGAGTTTTGAGCGTTGCGGATCTCGTCGTTGGTAGCCTTGACGAGCCATACTGGGTCGCCGTACGAGTTGATGCGCGGATGTCCGATCACTTCGCGGCCCTCTGGCGGTTCCCATTCACCTTTCGCGTTCTTCTTCCCGCGTTTCTCTACTGCCTTGGCAACAGTGATCTCACGAGAGTCGAGGTTATTTCGCTGGAGGTCAAGTACTGAGGCGCGCACGATGCGGATGAGGTCGTCCTCGTAGACGACGCTGGTTTCTGCACACATATTGCCGATTTCCTGACGAGCGGTTTCTGCAAACCGCGCTGACAAACCTTCGGCAAAGCTATCCTCCCACTTGCCGTTGACCTTCTTCTTTCCCACCGGCTTGCAGTAGCGGGCGATCTCGGCAAAACCCGGACGGTCACAGTGCGATAGCAGCCGGACACGGACAGTATCCCAGTTTCTCGGATGTCGCTCCGCGATAATTGACATGGCCTCAACGCGGGCACGCTCCCGTGCCGTAATTCCAGCTACCTGGATCTCGGCGGAAGATTCAACCTGCGTAGCCGCGAACTCTTCACGCTTGACTAGGCCGCGCTGCTCTTGTGGGGTCATCGTTTGGTAGCGCCTTTCAATTCTTTCGGTCCGAACATACGGTTTCGTTCAGCGGCAAGGCCGCGTCGTACAATTTCAAGTAGACGCTTGCGCTTCTTTATATCGGCCCGTTTGCATGGACGCTCCAACTGCTCAGCCACTTCGACAGGAAAGGTAGCTCCTGCAAATGTTCGCCAATCTTCTTTTTCAGCCATCGAAAAGATTCTAGAATAAAAGTTTTGAAAAAGCAACAGAAAAGTAGTAAACTAGTTTTCGATGGCTAAACAGCTCGCAGGATTTACCCTAAGTTCCGGCTGCTGCATCATGATCGTCGCGGCGAACCTCCTAGCCGGAGGATTCACGACGCAGTACGTTCTCCAAACGTGGTTGCCGCTCATCGTGAGCCAATGCGGTCGCCGTACCGTTCTGGCCGTGCGCGATAGCGGGACTATTCCTCGGAGAGTTCATGGTGCCTGCGGCCATCGTTACGTGGTTGCTCCACTTGATCGGGGTGGTATGAATCTTCCTCCTGAACCGAAGTGCCCAGCATGCGGAGCCGGAGTTGACCGTCCGAAGTGCTTATTCGAAATGGGCGGAGACTGTCCGCGCCATGAAGTCCGCAACGCATGGAAGCGGCAGATAAACAAGATACTCGCTGCTGAACGATCAAGCGGTGCCGGAGACGTACCCATGGAGGCAATGAATGACTAACCGGCGACCGTCTCCCTGGGCTCTGATCGCCATCCTCATCGCGGCCGTATTCATATTGAGGGGGTGCATGTAATGCCTGTCCGGTCGCTTTCCTACCATCAGCGCTACTACAAAACTCATCCTGACTATCAGGAGCGCGTCCGCAATCAATCTGCGGAACGGTACGCCAAGATCAAGCGGGAAGGCGGTGACGAGTTGCGCATCGTCCAGATCCGGAAGGCGCTGTTTCAACGGCGGAGCCAAATCAACCACTTTCTGGACAAGATCGAGCATCAGGAGAAGCACATCTTTCCGCTCGTGGAAGAGCTTCAATCGCTGCTGAAGCGAAGGGGGGCAAAATGAAGTGCGCATGCGGTAAAACGATCAGCGAGAACAAGGAGGCTTGCCGTGCATGCCTTGAAGCCCAGGCGGCAAAAGCAGCCGCACTTCCGCAACCGACCGGCGTACTGGAGATTCTTAATGTGCAGGGAGGGGATGTGAAGATCACATATGATAAGGACAATCCGTCCGAAACCATACGCGCGAAGCGGATCATTACGGACATGCTTCGGCGCGGGTTCGCATTGATCGTTGAAATTGAGCGCGATGGCAAGAAGGCGTACGAGAGAATCAAGGACTTCGATGAAGCGCGCGGGGAGTATATCGTGGCCGATTTCGATCCGCTTGCAGCACGAGAGTCCGACATGGAAGAAGGTGCATATCGGCTAAGAAAACAGCGTGAAACTAACGATGTAATTACAACTTATCCCCCTGTAGACCAAGCCTACATAGAGAAATTTCAGAAGATTGCAACCGTCGCAGTCGAACCGGAAGATACAACTCTGTGCAGCTGCGGTCGCCCGAAAGGCCACAAGGGACCCCACAAGAAGGAGAGGCGGCTACCGATGGAGACGACCAAGGCGACGGCGGTAGGCCGCTCGGCTGGAGGATAACCGTGGCCATCCTAACGGACCTAGCAAAGCGAGCCAAGATCACTCCCGGAAGCGTTTCCTGGGACGAGGTTCACGCTGCCATCGCACGAGAAGCGAAGCGGCAAGGCGAATGGGCCGGCATGCCGATGCCGGTCAAGGGGATGCGGATGGTAATTCACCCGTCGTATCCGTTCGCTGAAAGGCTTTCCCAGACCTTTGATCCGGAGCCGAGCCTTCACGTATGCCGAAACGTTGACGTAGACGAATCGGTGACTCTTCGCAATTCCTGGGAATCCTACCGCGACGGCAAACGATTGCAGATCTGGCGCGATTCCAAAGGGTTTTACTTCACCTATGGACGGCGGCAGAACCAAGCAACGATGTTGATCGATACAATCGGTGCGGCGCGGTCATGGAGCTTTGAGGCGGAACTGAAAGCACTGGAAACCTTCAAGCGGCACGTCTCGGAGTGGGCTTATCAGGCTTACGTCATGACCGGCACGTTCCTGGAAACGAGCCCGCGCAGCAAGATAATCTACATGTTCCGCAGGCTACGTCCAACGTTAGCCATGACGACGACTCCAGACCGGAAGCGCGGAGACGTGGGCGTTCGGCTCCTGTGCGCTCTCTGCATGCATCCGATAGGACTATTTGACGGGACTTGGGCGGGAGCGCTCGTACCAACAGACGACGTGTTGGCGCATTTGTTGATGATGAGATCGGATGAGAAGAAGTACTGGGCGCACTCTAACCAGCATTCCATATGGGCTCCAGAGGCGGGGATATGAAAGACTGGGCCACTCAACTTTCGACCGATCTCTTGCACACGCCGAAGCAGGACCGCGTGCGGCTGATCAAGGCGGCTACGTGGCATGCCATCGGTCGGGCGTACTGCTCCTACTGCGGAGAACTATCGGACTACGGCGGGTTGTCGGATGCTGAACGCAGCAAGCGTCTGTTAGCTCATATCCTGAAATGCCCAAAGCGGCCGGAGTTGAAGTTCCTCAACATCTGCATCGCGGCGGCTGAAGCGATGGAGAAGTGGGAGGCGATGGAAGAAGATCCAGAAGAATTCGGCAAGGCTATGGCGATCCTGAAATCGCGGCTAGATGAATTGAAGGCGTATCGGTTACGGAGACGGAGATGAAGTAGACGACGACTGGCAATGTGAATGTTCTTGCCATGCTACCGATCAAGATGGCCGTACCGAATGGGATCGGCTATCAGGATTCTGGCCGGCGGCAGATGACGATTGACGTGGAATGTTTGGTATTGTGAAGTTATGAAGCAGTCCACTTCGATCAAGGTTCTGGAGCGCCATGTAACGCGGCAGTGCTGCGACTTCATGGCGTGGAGGCAGTGGCGGGCCGTTCGGATTACGCGCGGAGTGTTTCAGGGACCGGCGCAGACGTTCTCCTCCGGCGAGCCTGGCCAGTGTGACTACCTGTTCGTCCGGTACATCGGTGACGACTTCAAGATCGCCGGGTTGACGCTGGTGCTATGGTGCGAGTTCAAGCAGCGTGGTGATCGCCGACAGTGTACCTGTATCCCAGGAGATTCAAAGGTATGCGGAGTCTGCCGCCAGTTCCGGTGGCAGGAACGCGAACGGCAGCGCGGTGCCGAGGTTTGGGGCGACATCAAAGACCTGGACGACTTCATGGCCCGCTATGAGAAAAGGTTCTCGTGGCTCCATACCGGCGCGGCCAAGGGGCAAATGGATCTGTTGATGGAGGTAACCGGATAGATGCCTAACGCTTGCCGCTACTGCGATCCTCTTCCCTGCCTTGAGTGGCACGTCGCTGCAATCTCCGTTCGGAAGTGGTTTCGCAAGTTCGTGCTAATGGGCATCAAACCGTTGCCGGTTCCTCAGCGTCCGAACAAGCCGACGATACTGCATCCAGTCTATGTACCGAAGGAGGTCACCAGCAATGCCACAAGATCATCCATTTCGTGAACCGCAGCGCAAGACTCCGAGGAGCGGGGACGGCTGCCTAGAGTGCGGGAAGTCGCTCGATGCTCACAAACCGACTCCCGTAGTGATCGAGCACGGTGACAGGATCTACAAGTTTCGGTCCATCACCGAAGCTCGGGAAGCGAGGTTCCTGGTCGGTGCCTGAGCAACTAGAGCCGTTCCGCGGCATCGACGTATTCTGTCCGACGTGCGTCGCGATGTACGTTGCTCCTTGGCTTCCGGCCATCTGTCCATCGTGTAGGGTAGGCAAAGCGAGGACGTTCGTGCGTATGGCAACGGAGGAAGATCTCCGCGCGGTGATTAGGATGGAGCGGCAACGGCTGGAAACCAGGATGAACGAGCGGGCGCGGGAGTTGGCGCGGTGACTTTTGAATTGCATATCCTCAACCTTGGCGCGGGAGTTCAGTCAACGTGGCTGTACCTGCTTTCGATGCGCGGAGATATCCAGCGGTTCGATTACGCGATTATATCAGATACACAGGATGAAATAGGCGGAGAAGAACGACGGCAAGGTTTACCCGACCCGGAGGAATCGTTCTACGCTCATCTGGATTGGCTTGGAACGCAGGCCGCGTTTCTGGACTCTAAGTCTCCGCTAGTGAAGAGTTCGAACCACGGTGGGTACGGTTGCCCGATCCTCGTACGCACGCGAGGACAGATTAGCTCGGACCTGCTTCGCGATGATGCGGTATCTCCTAATCATCCGAATGGCGATGCTCTTACTGAGAACATGCACCACCGGTTCGCAACCATTCCGGCCTATACGGCCGCGATAGAAGGACGCAATCTATCCATCGTTCCACGTCAGTGCACGAAGGAATACAAGATCGAGGTCATCGAGCGCGCGATTAGGTATGAACTGCTCGGCCTGTCGCCAGGAGATCGTCTGCCAAAGGATATGGTGGTTCATCAGTACATCGGCATCTCCTGGGACGAACGTTCACGAGCATACGATATAGCGCGGCGTTTTGAGACGGCGGATAAAGAAGATACCGTTCAGGAAGGGCTATTCGGCGAAGAGACGGTTATATCAGTAACGACAGGGCGACGACAGAAGGCAAACTGGCGCGTTCATTTCCCGTTGATCGAAGATGGCCGCATGCTTACGCGCGATGATTGCGACCGGGAGCTACAGCACTCCGTCCCGCACAAGGTCTACGGCTCCGCATGCATTATGTGCCCGTTCAAGGATGACCCGACGTGGGCGCGGCACATGCAGCAGCCAACTACTCACGATGCACTTATAAGGATCGACGCCGGTATGCGAGCGCCGAACGTTTTAGTATCGCGCGATCTAAAGCAGAAACTCTATCTGCACAAAGCCTGCAAGCCTATAGATAAGATCGACTTTGGTAACGAAAAGCAGAACCGCTTCGCCATGGAATGTGAGGGAGGTTGCGGTTTGTGAGGCAGGAGCGGTTTCCTTATCCGTTCAACCGTTTTACTCCGTCTTCGCGAGAAATTCGGGACGAAGTGAAGTGGCGGCTGGACGGACTCAATGGGTTTGCGGTGCGGCAGAAGGCGCGCGAGGAGAAGCGGGCCGCGAAGAAGCGCGCGCGGGCGGCAGAAACCGCGCCGGAGCCGGAGCAACTAAATCTCAGTGCACTTTTCTCTTGACATGCACTTTGAATACTGGTACATTCAAGTCGGAGGAAACACGAACGATGTTTTATTTCACGATCGATTCTGATCTAAATGTGGCTGCGGTAGAAAAACCGATTGATCCTGAGGTCGAGCCGGATAAGATCTGCTTCAGTGCGAAAGAAGAACTGCTACGCATCGGCGCGGACTGGCCGGGTAGCAAGCTGGTAGCGTTGTGGAACAGCTTTGCTGGTATACCGGGCTTTGCGGATTGCAAGCCAGTCAACAAAGTCCGGTCGAATACAGACATGCTGGGTAGAATCTGGAAGGTCATCCAGCGGCTCGCTGATTCGCGCCTCGGTCCTACCGAGGAAGAGATCGCGGCAGCGGAAGCAAGCAAAGGAGAAGGAGAGGAAATGGCAACGAAGAATAAGCTAGTGCGCAAGCCGAAGGCGGCAAAGGCGGCAAAGACAGCGAAGGTCGCAAAGCCGGCCGCGGAGAAGAAAGCCCGAAAAGCAAGGGCATCGAGCAATGGTCACGAAGCGTTCGGACCGAAGACGCTGGAAGTTGTCGCCATGCTCCAGCGAAAGAGTGGAGCAACGATAGCTCAGATCATGGAGCGCACCGGCTGGGGCGAATCCACGGTGCGGGCTGCGCTCGGCGGGACGATTAAGCGCGGAGCAGAATCGCTTACCGGCAAGGGAGTGCGTTCGGAGAAATCCGAGAAGAGCGGCGAGCGAACCTATTACGCGGAGCCTGTTTAATCGGCGCTGAGGCGGCCATGGATCAACTGAGTCTTCAATGGGCTACTCCGCCAGAGGTAGCCCGCCTTTCTGCCCAATGCCGCGCCATTCTGGAGCGGCTACAGCGAGGGCGGGCTACCAACCGGGAGTTGGCGGAAATATCGCTGAAGTATACCGGCCGTGTGAGCGATCTCAGGAAGGCCGGACATGTGATCGTATGCATCGCCAGAGATCGAGACTCCGGTATCACCGTGTACGAACTGAGGGACAACGATGCCTGATCGTGCGGTACTGCTGTCGGAACTCGAAAGTGCCAAACGGGATCTGAACCGATGCATGGGTGGCGTCGATCCAGCGGGTGTCGTGCGCGCATCCAAACGCATCGTCGAACTCCGCAATGCTCTGCGCGACAATCCAGCGATGATGGAGCACCTTGGCCGGGCTGTCCAGGAACCAGTTGTTCCGAGGCGCAAGCGTGGCTAGAACGACGGCACAGCAGGGATTGTTCGATTCCGGCATATCGTTGTCATCCGATACCTGTTTCGGACCCCCGGCTGTGATCGAGGAAGTGGAAGGCATAACCGTGGTCCGCGACGATCTGGTGCCTGGAGGAACGAAAGCCCGCATCTTGCCCTTGCTGATGAATGGTTCGGAGGAAGAATATGTCTATGCTTCACCGGTTTACGGATATGCTCAGGTGGCGCTAGCTCATGCCGCTATTGCAACTGGAAAGAGAGCCACGATATTTTGCGCTCAGCGGTCCGAACGGTATCCGCTGACGCTGGAAGCTGAACGCATGGGAGCGCGAATTGTGGAGGTCCCGGTCGGATACATGTCTGTGGTCCGTGCGCGTGCGCGTTCTTACTGTGCCATCTCTGGAGCAACGTTTCTACCGTTCGGGTTGGATACGGTGGAGTTCATCAGTGCTCTTGCCTACTTTGCGTTATCGCTGCCAGTAATGCCGACTGAGGTGTGGACCGTAGCCGGAAGCGGCGTGCTCACACGCGCACTTCAGTTGGCTTGGCCGTGCGCTCAGTTCCATGCAGTTCAGATCGGCGCAGTTCCGGATGCGGGGAGGGCGTTCCTGACGGTTGCACCGGAAAGGTTCGAGCAGGACGCCAAGGCACCTCCGCCGTTTCCGTCGTGTACAAACTACGATGCCAAGGCGTGGCAGTTCATAAAGACACAGGCGTCTCCTGGTGCTCTGTTTTGGAACGTTGCAAAGTGAAACACTCGCGCTGCTTCGGCCAAGATCTTATGCGTGGTGAGCACTCACCAGGGAGCGACTATGGAAACAGCAAGTCTTCGCGGCGGACTGACATGGGGAACGACATTCGATCCGTACAGGCAGGCAGGCAGGCAGGCAGGCAGGCAGTGAATAACACCTCTCCCATCGATGAACCGCAGCAAGACCACCTTTTCGGCGAGGACCTGATCTCGCGCCGGCCATCGCTCGCCGACCGCTTCGGCATCCCGCCGTTCTCCGTACTCGATGCTCGACAGGGCGCATGGCAAGCACGCAAGCGAGCGTGGATCGGGCTGGGCATTCAGTCCGAACTGGGTCGCGGTGGCGGCTCTGGAACGTGGATTGCGTCTGAAGAAACCGGTACGCCTGCTGACCGTCAGCAGGCGTACCGCAATAAAGAGGCATCACCGGGAGGCAGTCCGCGTCCTGCCTGTGATTACTCGAACCGAGAACGAGGAGATGGAGCGGGAAGACCGATAGCAGCAACCTCAGTATCACAGAAACTTGCTCCGGGCGGGGGCGGGTGCTGGCTGGGAGGTCCGAAAACGGAGTCAACAGACAAGTTCATCCGCAGCAACACCTCCTCCTCCTCGAAAGCCATGGAATACGCTGGAGGATACGAGAATTCCGCTCCTGGATCTTCAGGGACTTCGATTTTCGACCCCGTGGTGTGTGAGATGGCGATGAGGTGGTTTTGTCCCGATGGTGGCCTAGTTCTCGATCCCTTCGCAGGAGGCTCCGTGCGCGGCATTGTAGCCGCTCTGTTGAATCGCCGGTACGTCGGCATAGATCTACGTCCAGAGCAGATCGCGGCAAACGAGGCGCAGTGGGAACGCATCAGCAAGATAGCGCCGGACGCTCCGGCTCCGCGCTGGATCGTAGGAGATTCCGTCAACCTCGAATCGTTGGTGCAGGAGCAAGTGGATCTTCTGTTCACATGTCCCCCCTACTATGATCTGGAGCAGTACTCCGACGATCCCCGCGACCTGTCCGCTATTCCTACATATGTAGGATTTATAGAGGTTTACCAGAAGATCATCCGAGCGGCTGTTGAGATGCTCGCGCCCGACGCGTTTGCAGCGTTTGTGGTAGGCGATTTGCGCGATCCCAAGGGAAACTACCGGAACTTCCCCGCCGATACGACAGCGGGCTTCTGTGCGGCGGGAATGGCGCTTTATAACGATGCCGTACTCGTTACTTCGGTAGGTTCGCTGCCGATCAGGGTGGGGAAGCAGTTTGAGGTAAGCAGGAAGCTCGGCCATACGCATCAGAACGTGATGGTCTACCTCAAGGGCGACGCCAGGAAAGCGGCCGCACGCTGTGCGATGGCGAACGCTCCGCTGGAAGCTGAACCGGTCGAGCAAGCGGAAGAACCGCCGGAACCTGCGATTTACGACGATCTGCCCATCGAAGACGAACCGGACTTCGAGCGCGCGCCGGCCGTGGTTTCCAGCATTCAGCAAGACCTGTTCGAAATGGAGTACCCGGATTGAACTTCTTGCACATCACTTTTCTGTTGACATCCAACTTGAATACTGGTATATTCAACGCATGACATACGCAAAATACACGGAAGAGCAACGCAACAACGATGAAATGTTCAATGAATCTCTAGACGACGCGCGTCAAGACATGGGCGCTTACGAAGAATTTGATCAGCAAGAAGGAGCAGATTGCAGCGAATGATAGACGACCTGATCGAAAGACCTGTTGAGGCGCAGGCTGGAAGAGGCCGAAGTGGATTTCCATTCGAATCCGGAAGTGCATCACGACCGCTACAGCGCGGTGCTGAAGCAGTTCGCGGACTTCGTGGTGTCCGGAAAGGTACCGCATGATGCGAAAGACTGACTGGCTATTTCTCGCTGCGCACGCCGTGCGTCAGCCGGACGGCGGCTACAAGTGCAAGAAGACTGGAGCGTTCATCCAGACCGTCCGAACCGGCCGCTCGATCTGGTGGGGCAGAGAGTGGGGTTGTGCCGGAGGCGGCGGTGGCGAGGTCCGATACGTTGACCACCTCTGGTGCCCGTCTTGCGGAGTACAACCGCAGATCAAGTTCGGCAAGCCGATCTATGAGGACGAACTATGGAATGGTGCAATACCTGCACCACTTCCGGAACAATTGCAGGAAGGTGCCGATTGAAGTACGGTGTTATCGATTACGTGGCTGAAGAAGTTCGCAGGCAGGGGCACGATGTATCTGCTCTTGACGGGATAACCCGCGTTGGTTGGATGCTCAATGCCTGGGCGTGGACGCTTGCACAAGCATGTCCGCAGAGTGGGCCTGTATTAAAGGATGCGATCATGCTTGGGCAGATGATTGAGCCACGCAAGAATCTAAACGGCCTCCGTCAGGTACGCGTGCGTATCGGTTCGCGAATATTCCCAGATTGGGAGGAAGTACCGCTAAAACTTGCCTTCTTGTTTGAGCAGAAAGATAACCTCACGCCGCTGGAATTCTACAAAGAGTTCGAACTGATTCATCCGTTCGTTGACGGCAATGGGCGAACTGGCAAAATCCTGTTCAACTGGAAAAACTCAACGCTGCTATCCCCGATCTTTCCTCCGCATGATTTGTTTGGAGATTGGATAGGAAATCCATGAGTTCCGCGTGCTTGCGGACCTCGGAAACAATGCGCTACGGTACGCCGTTGGTAAAGCTCCGAGAATATCTGTCATCTTGGGGAGTCCGCGCTCAGGTGGTCGGCAAGACTCCGGACCTGCGCGAGTATCCGAAGCCTGGTTCTCTGCTCCTGGAATCTCCAACGCGCGGGCGTGAGATCTGGAAGTGGTTCGACGAGAACGGGCACAAATTCGACCTGGAATCTTTCGTGATCATAGACGATGATGGAGACGTTGACGGTTTTCAACCGAACCTCGTGCAGACCGAGTTCTCTACCGGTATCACGAGCGCATTGGCGGATCGCGCGATAGCCATTCTGGAGAAGACGAAGTGAGCGTCAAGACTGATAAACTGCTACCGTGCCCGTGGTGCGGTGAATCCGGAGAAGATTTATCGTTTCTAGCATCGCCTCGTGGCGTTCGGGTCACATGCCCATGCGGGGCCACCGGGCCAATCGGTGGAGACCAAGGCGGTGCAGCCTTTCAGTGGAATACACGAATTGGGCAGAAGGTCCAACCATGACAGAGAAACAAAGGGAACTCGCTCGCCATGCCTTGGGCTTGCCGAACAAGATGCGGATGTCCTACCGCAACCGCTTCGTTGCCGGCGTAGATCACGATGATTATGTGGACTGGATGCAAATGGTTGTCGAGGGAAACGCATGCGTACGCCAGGGTAGTACCATACCATTCGGCGGCGACTCTCTGTTTTGGTTGACCAAGGACGGAGCGTTGCAAGCTCTCAACCCGCGCGAAAAGCTGGACCAGGAAGACTTTACTCCGGCGAATCAGGGCAGGTTGAAGAATCGGCTGAGCGACGGCCCAGCGCTGCCAAGGAGTTCGCAATGAGCGTCAAGACAAAGCAGGAGTTGAGAGAAAAACTGAAAGCACTGCTCTCCATGGACTGCCGCAAAGCTCACGATCCTCGCATCGTCTACAGCAAGATAGCTGCATGCAAGACCCTGCTCTGGGCACTCGGCGAGAACGACGATGACCGGTGGTTCATAACTTCCATGCCTGGGCCGGCCATCGACTCCAGGGCAAAGGCTCGAAACTGAGATGACTACACGAGAACAGACGAAGTGGCGCAACGAGCAGAAACGGCGCAAGCTTCGGAGAGCGGTGCGCAAGCGCGATGCCATCGCGTGCGGCAAGCTCAACGAACGAGGTGGAAGGCGCGGCGGGACTTGAACCCGCATCGTCCATTACGGTGAACTCGGGTAGAAACCGAGGCCGGTACGCGCCCGTGGTATCCCCGGCGAGACTCGAACTCGCATCGTCCAATTACGGCTTTACCTGTTTAGGAAACAGGACCGATACGGGGATCTTGGTGGGAAGGCGGGGCCTCGAACCCCGATCGCCAGACTTAAAAGGACTGCGCTCTGCCGTTTGAGCTACCTTCCCGAAAATGGTACGGGAGGCTGGAATTGAACCAGCAATCACTAGTTTGTAGGACTAGGACCGGATGCCAATACCGGTGACTCCCGCATGGTTCCCTGGGGTGGAGTCGAACCACCGTAAGTGCTTTATAAGAACACCGCCCTGCCGTTGGACGACCAGGAATCGAATGTTGGCTGGCAGGGCAGGATTCGAACCTGCGATGGGCTTGCGCCGTCTGGTTAACAGCCAGATCCCTGCTACCGCTCGGGTACCTGCCAACAACTTGGTGGGACCACTCGGAATCGAACCGAGTTCTGAAGGTTAAGAGCCTCCTGCTTCGCCATCTAAGCTTTGGTCCCGAAAACTTGGTAGCCCAGGTGGGTGCTGACCCCACTGTCACCTGATTGAAAGTCAGGGCACTCATCCGTTCGTGCTCTGGGCCGTGGCGTCCGCAGCGGGACTCGAACCCGCGATCTCCTGATTGAGAATCAGGTATGCTAGCCGTCTGCACCATGCGGACGTAATATGGCGGGCGCGAGGAGAGTTGAACTCCCGTCGAGGCTTAGACAGAGCCCCATCCTGGCCGCTGGAAGACGCGCCCATAAACTTTGGTGACCGTGGCTGGGATCGAACCAGCGGCCTCTGCCTTCGGAGGACAGCGCTCGTTTCCAACTGAGCTACACGGTCAAAATGGTACCCCCGGTAGGACTCGAACCTACAAATCTCTGCGTTCGTAGCGCAGTATCCTAATCCATTGAACGACGGGGGCTTGAAAATGGTAGCCGGTGAAGGATTTCAACCTTCGTGGCCTGGGTCAGAGCCAGGAATCCTAAGCGCTGAATGAACCGGCTATGGTTAGCGGGGCCGGACTCGAACCGGCGTGAACAGATTCAAAATCTGCCGTCCTGGCCACTGAACGACCCGCCATCAACAATGGGGTGACCGGAGAGAATTGAACTCTCGTGGAGCGGTTCACAGCCGCACGCCTAAGCCACTCGGCCACGGTCACATCTGGTGCAGGGGGCACGAATCGAACGTGCTTGTCTGGCTTTTCAGGCCAGCGCCTCGACCACGACGGCCTCCCCTGCGAAAATGGTGGAATGCCTGGGCTCTGCCCCCAGCGCCTCCGGTTTGCAGGACCGGCGCTCTCCTGAATGAGCTAGCACCCCAAAAATGGTTGCGGCGTTCCGAGTTGAACGGACTCGCTGAGGTTATGAGCCTCGCATGGCACCGGTCCACTTCGCCGCAATGATTCCTCAACCAAACGATGACAGTTAGCGCAATACAAATCGCACTTGGCAATCTCTTCAAGTAACAACTTGCGACTGCGCGTAAAATTGCCTGGGCCAATCCCAAAGGACTTCTTGGCTCGATCTCTATGATGCCACTCCATGACAACATGGCGGATACCTGATACCACATCGCTCACATGGACGATCCTTAAGTTTGTCGGCCCAGAGTTTCCTTTTAGCAATTGCCTTCTTTACGTATGCGTATCGGTTCGCCATTAAGCTTATATGCTACGGCATAACGCACCGGGTTCCGCAATAGAACTTGGTCCCCTCCCTGTGAATCGAACACAGTCGATAACTCGCGTATCAGACGAGCGCCCACCCGGAGAGCTTGGAGGGGATGGAGCCACGCTTCCGAATCGAACGGAATTCACTGCTTTACAGGAGCAGCGCATCGCCAGCAATGCTTGCGCGGCAAAACTTGGAGCCAGCAGAGCGAATTGAACGCTCGTCGGTTGCTTACCAAGCAACTGCTCTTCCACTGAGCTATACCGGCTGGAGCCAGAACTGGTAATCGAAACCAGATCTCCTCGTTACGAGTGAGGTGCTCTTCCACCTGAGCTATTCCGGCATGGTGCGGGGTACGGGACTCGAACCCGTGTCTGAGCATTGGCAACGCCCAATCCTAGCCGCTAGACGAACCCAGCAAGCAAATTGGAGCGGGTGGAGGAATTCGAATCCTCGTCTCTGGGTTGGAAGCCCAGGGCACGGCCTCTATACCACGCCCGCTTATGAATCAAGACTTTCAATTGTCAAAGAACTGAATCGCTGTGGCGCGGGTGCTACGGTTATCGCCCTTACAGCAGCATCCCGTCTTCCGTGACGATTCTCGCCGCAGCGAACTTGGTCTGGATGGCTGGATTCGAACCAGCGGCCCCACGCGCCCGAGGCGTGTGCGCTGACCAGACTGCGCTACATCCCGAAACTCATGGTCGGGGTGTGGAGAATTGAACTCCAATCTCGTGGTCCCAGGCCACGGGCTCGACCTTCCAGCTACACCCCGCAAAAACAAAACGGGGCCAATCTTTCGATCAGCCCCGTTGAAAACTAACAACACCTGTTCAACTGGGGCTAAGGACCGCCTTCATGCGTGTCTGCCATGATGGCGGCGCACGTTGGATTTGTTCCTTGCGGCCTTCTCCCGAATTGGACGGTTCGAATCATTGTCTAAACAGTCTAAATGCCTACTGGGTAGGGCAGTTCCTTCGCAATTCAATACTAAAGCAAAGTTTTGAACATTGCAACAGGTATTTTGGCAGAGAGCGGCGGAATCGAACCGCATTCCCGAAGGAATCCCCGGTGTTCCAAACCGGTCGCCAACCATCGGCGGCGCTCTCTGCAAGGCATGGAGGAGAGTAGCCGACTCGAACGGCCATCCCGAAGGAGCGTCGGAATTCAAACCCGATTGCAGATCCTACTGCCGTACTCTCCGTGAAAGTGGCGGAAGGTAATCGATTCGAACGATCATCCTTGCGGAGGGCCAGTATTCGAAGCTGGTTGGGCATCCCAGAGCCCCCTACCTTCCGTGGACCAGGGAGCGGGAATCGAACCCGCCACAAGTCGCTTTGCAGGCGACCGCTTAACCGATCAGCATCCCCTGGGTATTATGTTCTTGGCGGGGGATCAGAGATTCGAACTCTGCAATACCGGGTTTGGAGTCCGGCGCTCTCCCAGTCGAGCCTATCCCCCATCTTTGGTAGGCCCGGAGGGAGTCGAACCCTCATGTCCGAAGACCACGCGTTTTGAGCGCGCTGCGTAAACCGTTCCACCACGGGCCTAAAAACTTTGGTGGCCCCCAAGAGACTTGAACTCTTACGCCCGAAGGCACTGGTTTCTAGGACCAGCGCGGCTGCCAATTACGCCAGAGGGCCACATGGTGGGTGGTATAGGACTCGAACCTATGTAGACGGAGACCGTCGCCTGGGTTACAGCCAGGAGCCATTGCCGCTAGACGAACCACCCAAAAGATTCAGATGTCAAAGAGCTATGGCCGAAGGGGAGGGAATCGAACCCTCGTGTCCCAAAAGGATTTCTCGTTTAGCAAACGAGCGGAGCGGCCAACTGCTCCCATCCCTTCGGTGGGATTACCAACTATACAAACAGAGTGATAACAAGGACCGGAGTGAACTGCTTAGTCGCATGGTTGCGTGGTCCATGCAAGGATTATAAGCCGTCTCCGGCGCGATTGCAATATTTTCCCGTTGCTTTCTGTCCGCTACTTGATATATAGTTTTCTATTGCAATTCGGTCCGCGTCGTAGTATAGTTTGAAAGCCTGATGTTCAACCGCAAGCGGCTGATCCCCGCGGCGTAGGCAAGCAGTCGGACACGGGGCTTGGGTGGTTCCAAACCAACTCCCAAACCCGCCATCCGGCCCCCCACGACTGTTCCTCGTGGGTTTGGGGAAACAATGAACGATTCGAACACGTTGGACGCTAGAAGTGCGTCCGCCGAACAACTCGCTGAGTATCTACTGCGCTACTGGGAGGAATCGGTCATTTGATTCAGTCTTACCCATGGTACATAGCCGACTGGAGGGAATCGGAAACGCGCTTAAAGCTGTCTCTTGCCGGTCGCGGATTGTACCGAGAGTTACTCGATTATTGTTACTTGGAGGGAAGTTTGCCGGCTGATAAAAACCAGATCAAGCTCATATCTGGTACGGATGGGCGCGAGTTCGCGTCAGCATGGAGCGAAGTTTGCGTACTGTTCGAGGCGGTTTCAACTCCAAATGGAGACAGGTTGGTACATCGCAAGGTAGACGAAGTCCGCGAACGTCTATTCTCCTATCATGCTCAAAAGAAAACTGCTGGAGTAAAATCAGGGCAAGCAAGACGCGAACGAGCGTTGAACGTTCGTTCAAGATCTGTTCAAACGGATACCACAACGGACTTGACAACGGCTGTTGAACCTATACCTATACCTACTACTACAACAACTACTTCAACTACAAAAACAAGAGAGGGCGTTCCTAACGTTCGTTCAACGTCCGTTCAGGTTCCGCAGAACGGGCACTTTTCTAATGAGCGCTGGAAGCAGAGCGAAGACTTCGGAGTGTTCAAGAGTGAATACGAAAAACTAGGCGGCGCATTCATCGAGGATGATTTTGCTCAGGCGTTTCAGTTCTGTTGGAAATCACTAGACCCTGATCAGAAAAGTCAAAGGATCTCGTCACTTGGAGCACACCGGCCTGAATATCAAGGCAATCCCCGTTTTATACCTAAGCCTCTAAAGTTCTTGGAAGTGGAGTGGAAGCGCCCAATACGACCGCCGGCCAGAACGGAACCAGAGAAACAACGGAAAGGGTGGAAAGATCTATGAGCAAACCGATAACGCATTACGTAAAAAACGAATGCGACAGAATTTTCAGCTCGATCCCGATGCTAGATGCCATGAGCGATACCGGCAAGCGCGAAGTCGTAGCTGCCCTTGAACGCAACTGCCAGGATGATATGCACGTATCACTCGTCCTCCAGATATTTCAGGAGAACGTTGCCAACTGGTACAACCCGATTGCTGAGCTGGTCAAGATCGCACGCGAAACCGCAAAGTCCGAGAAGGCTCCGGATGGTTGTGAGTTGTGCAAACTGCCTGCGGATGCTATCGGAGTGGATGGATGGACGCCTCGCTGGGGCTACTTCGTCAACGGTGCTCGCTGCATATGTCCGCGCGGGCAGTGGCTCAGGGCGAAAGACGCAGAGCGGGAAGGAACGATACAGTGAGAATCGAGCTATTTGGCGTTCGGTTTCAGTTTGGTCTCTTAACTGAAATCCGTAAGCGCCGCGAGTTGCCAACGCCGCGCAAGGTACCGGTACCCACCGAGGAAGCCTCTGAGCAATTCTGGGATGCTTTTCAGTTTGGCGGTACGCTCGTTACAACCTGTCGTTGCGGGAGGACGCATTTCTGTAGTAATACCGATCTGGATTACGAAGACGGCGAGTTGGCGGGGTTGCTGGCGAACGCGGCTATCGATCCCGACAAATACATCCAGAACTCGATTGATTCTTCAGTCGCCGTCATGGACGGACCTGGAGGCATTCTTGTATGGGGATGTCTCTGCCACGGTGCCAAGCCGTTTGAGAACTTCCTGATCGACTACCGCGCACCGATCCTGGATTACTACGCGCGCAGGTTGAAGTTGCTAGCTGAGCAGAATAAGCGCGAAGAAGCTGAATTTGAGGCGGCACTATGAGTATCAAACCAAAGCGCAAATCGTGGCGCTGCTTTCATTGCGATGAAGTGTTCCGCTCTCGAAAGGCCGCCTGGGCGCACTTCGGTCCGGACGACGGTTGCGACAAGATGCCGACGGCTTGCGTTGATCCGCTGAGGACCGATGAGAAAGCGCGCCTAACGGAACTTCGGGAAGCGCAGGAGTATGCGCTTCAATGCCAGGAATCCGCCAATCGAGCGGAGGATACATCCGAAAACATAGAGCGCGAGTTAGCGGAGTTTAAGAGCCTTACTGGTTGCCGAAGCATTCACGACCTCCGCAAGAAAGCACCCGGCGTATACGCGGAGGTTATCCAGTGAGCATCGGTATCGGCATTGCCGAGACAAACGAAGAACAGATCTGTACGTGGATGGAACCGAACTTTGCAACGATGGATTTAGATGACTTGCAATGGCACGGATTGACAAGTAGACCGGAAGGCTGGTGGCGGATCAGCGGCCCGCGACAACTTACTCTCGATGCCCTGTACGAAGTCGAGGAACGGCTGATTGCTCTCGGCTACCGCGCACAGATCGACGAGCAGTTTTCCTTCGAGGTCTGGAGCAATGCGACTGCTGCGTCAACGTGGCACGCGACGGCTGCTCAGAAGATCGCCGCTTTGGCGCGAGTAATCAAGGCGGTGAAGTAATGCCAGGAATGGGACCCATGCGGCGCATTTACTGGGCTTCGGAAGCGCTGGCTCCGCTTGTGCGTGAATCCAGGGCAAACCACGATAGGCGGTATCCAAAATGTGACATGGTGGATATTGAGCGGCTGGAAACTAAAAAAGAGCGCGACTGCCGTCTAAACCCGCAACCTACAGCGGAACAACTTGGCGAGGGATTCTGCTGATGAATATACTCACGCGATTGTTCGGGAAGCCGGAGGAGATCAACGGCGCGAACCGATGCCCAACGTACCTCTGGCGCTGGACGGTCCTAAAGCTCCGCCACGGTCGCGGAATTTACCTTCATCATTTCGTAAACGATGATTGGTCACTGGACCTTCACGATCATCCGAAGCGCTTGGGAATTATATACATTATTCCCAAGGTAGTCATGTATATAATTCCCAAGCGCTTCATCTCGATAGGGTTGAAAGGCCGCTACTTTGAGTGGACGCCAGATTCAGCAATCGTGGGGTTTGGAAGAAAGGCTCGCGAATATCGAGCGCCGTGGATACGATCCTTCCCAGCAAACTATATTCACCGACTAACCGTTCCTGAGAAGTCCTGCTGGACGCTCGTGATCGTGCTTAGGGCGGAACGCGAGTGGGGTTTCTGGCACAATAGCGAGTTTATTCACTGGAGGCAGTACGTCAAACCAGGGAATCCTATCGCAGACAAAATGAAGGTATGCCAATGAACAGAGAAAAGGGACTTCCTTCAAATCTGGACGCGGAGAGGTTTATCCTTGGCTCGATCCAACTGAACGGAGACCTATTCGGAGACGCGGCCTCAGTGCTCAGCGCGGACGCCTTCAGCCTCGAAAAACATCGCCGCATATTCAAGCGGATGATAGACCTGAACTCGCGTGGTGAAAAGATCGACCGCGTCACGCTTGCCAATGAAATCATGAAGAACGGCGAACTGGAATCCGTCGGTGGGTTTAGCTACCTGATGGACCTCGATGAAGGGCTGCCTCAGGTCCCCAACATCGAGGGCTACGTTCGGATCGTCCGTGAGAAGCACGCGCTGCGGCAAACGATCTTCGCGGCTCAGCATATCATGAACCGCTGTCTTAACGGTGAGGAATCGGCCGAGGAAATCCTGGCTGGTGCGAACCACGAGCTGCTCAAGATCGGCGACGGCAACGTGAATGGAGACGGCCCGCGGACGCCGCTTCAGATCTTGCAGGCGTACCCAGGCGGGATAAGCGAGTTTTTGGACCCGAGCAAACACGCGAAAGGACTGAGTACTGGGTTCGTGAAGTTCGATGACTACACCGGAGGGTTACATGAAGGAGACCTGCTGATTCTGGCCGGCCGACCTTCCATGGGGAAGACATCGTTGGGCTTGAACATCGCGCAGCACGTGGTGCTGAAACTCAAAGAACCGGTTGCAATATTCTCGCTGGAGATGTCGAAGGAGTCGCTCCTCGTACGGATGCTCTGCGCTGCGGCGCGGGTAGATAGCTGGAAGTTCCGAATGGGTTATCTGAATCAGCACGAGCGTGAGAAGTTGAACCACGCGCTGCACGAACTGACTGAAGCCCCTCTGTACATCGACGACTCAGCCGGTATTAGCATGGCGCAAATGAGCGCAAAACTGCGGAGGCTCAAGGCAGAGCACGGAGTTAAACTGGCTATCGTGGACTATCTGCAACTGATGAGCGGGCGCGGGGAGAACCGCAACCAGGAAGTGAGCGGGTTGTCGCGCGGGATGAAACTACTCGCAAAGGACCTCAAGATACCGCTGCTGGTATTGTCTCAGTTGAGCCGCGCTGTGGAGAACCGCACCGGCGACCACCGCCCACAGTTGAGTGATCTCAGAGAATCTGGTGCGATTGAGCAGGACGCTGACCTCGTAGGATTCATCTATCGTGAAGAAGTTTACAAGCGCGACCGTGAAGACTTGCATGGGTTGGCTGAGTTAATAATCGCAAAACAGCGCAACGGACCCATCGGCATAGCAAATCTTGTTTTCTTGCACGCGATGACAAAATTCGAGAACCGTGCGGAAGACGTCGGCTATGAGGCGGAAGCATGACCGAACCTCTCCCGAAGCTTCAAAGGTATCCATACGGATCATTAGTGCTAATTATCTGTGTAGCAATCAACGGTTTCGCGGTAGGAAAACATCCAGATGAGATGTGGAGATGGATCTGCCTTGCCATCGTAATCGGCCTCTCGATTCAGTCCGTATGCGGAATCTGGGGATTACTGAGCGACTGCGGCAAGATCATCAACAAGTGCGCCGACGATTGGAAGAACCAGGCGGACCGGTGTCAGAAACTCGCGGCTGAGATCGATGAACTGCGCCAGAGGGTTAACCGATGACCGCTCCTCGTCAACCGCTGACCAACGCAGAGAAAGACCTGATCGTCGCGCGACTCCTGGAGAAGCGCCGCGCTGGTGAGTTCAGCGGGATATGGATATCCGGCGGAAGCCTGTTCATCAAGTGGCAGCCGTGGGACGATCCGGAGTTCCTGAAGTGGTGTAAGGCGGCGGAGATGACCGGGGTGAGGGAGCCGACGAAGCAGAAGTGCGGTCACTCGCTCGCGTTCCGGTACCGCAAGGCGAACGGAGGCTTCTACTGCCACTCGTACGAGGCGGAAGCGGAGCGAGCGAAGTACGTCAAGAAGCGCAAGTCTGTGACCAGGTGGGTTGAGACGATGGGCGGTAGGATGAAGTTCGGGAGGGCGACGTGACCGTAGTAGAATTCGCGATCCTGCTGGCCTATGCACAGATGGAGCAATCGCGCGGCGGCTCCGCTGAAGAGCAGCTCGCTTTCGATGTCTTGTGCAAGTGGAAGCGAATGGTGGAGGAAGACCCGATGGAAGAGTGGAGCAAGCATATCTGCCCGCGTTGCCGTTCTGATCTCCGACGAAGGAATCACCGCGCGGATTGCAGATACGGGAGGAGTGTATGAGCGATCACATCGACGCAGCGCGGGAGTTGCCGCCGAAGCCGAGAACGGACTGGAGCGGACGCACGGAAGTGGACGCGAAAGAGGTAATAGAGTTTTACGGGACGGGCGAGCGGGTGCGCTCAATGCAGGACCCTATCGTGCAGCGCAAGGCCGAGATCCAAGCCGCCGTGGCCGCCGAGCGAGCCGAGGGCGACCGGAGGGTGGCGGAAATCAGGCAGGCAGCGGTGGCCGTTACTGCATTTGACGTAAATAGGTTGTGCGAAAAGCCCGGCCATCGGCCATTGCGGTTTCCGCTCTGCCGAGAATGCCAACTTGCGGCGCGCATCGAAGAATTGCGCGACGTGCTAGGCCGCCTACGAGCTAGGCCAGCGGGAGAGTGAGGACACGATGGCGCTTATGGCGCTTATTGAACTTCGCAAGGCGGCTATTCAGGCATTCACGCGCCTAGAACTTACAAATACGCAGTCTGTCGATTATCTGAAGCGGCAAATGCGGTACGCACAGGACGCTCTCGCCGGAGAAATGCCACTGCTTCGCGCCGCCATCGCGCGGAGCCGGAAGGATGACGCCCGATGAAACATACTCTCACATTCCTAGACGAGCCTCGCAAGTCTTTGCTCACTCACGCCACCGTTGCCTCTAGATACGAACTGTATCCGTGTCTGGAAAGTTGCAATACTGCGGGCCATATTCACACCGGGAGCACGGTATTTATTTACGCTACGTGCTCGTGTGGATGGCGAGTGTTTGTTGGGGATCATATCGACAGCAGAGGCAGTTTGGAGGGCAGGCTCTTGCACCTTCAGCATCAAATAGATGAGATCATGCTGATCCGGAAGGAAAGCGGATGACCCGTGACTACATTGTTGGCCTCTTAACGGGGGCGTGCATGGCTGCTATAGTCATCGATTACTTGCACATGCGATATCAGCGGAGCCGCACTAAGCGGAGCCGGAAGGAGGGGGAGTGAAAAACACTAGTGCCGATTTCGGAGATATTCCGCGGATGATTCCCAATCCCGCATGGACTACATCGGATGATGCCAAATTGCAGCGGAAGCTTACGATGGACGACACGTGTCACCGCGGTGAGTGTCCCGAGGACGCCTTCCCAGAGGAATACGACAAAGATATTCCGGAGAGCGGCGCTTGGATTATACTGCTAATGTCAGTGAAGGTTGGCCGACTAATCGACAATTCAAACACTAAAGCCATCACCGTTCCACGTCTCTCGCTCTGGTACGCGATGCCGCATACTTCTAATGCAAGGGTTCTGCTGCGCGATATCGGAACAAAACGCCAGAAGAACCTGGAATACGTTCATCTGAAGCAGGCCGTCATAAACACTCCTGATGGCGCGGTCCATATCTGGCCGCACGAATACAGTAAGGTTGATATTGCAAAGTTTCTTGAATTCTGTGATGAGGACGGGTTGTTCATTCACTACCTGTCCGATGAGGCCCGTGTTGATGAAAGTGCCTTGTTCTACTTACGAACGCGGGGGATCTCCAAGGCCAACGCGCAGCGCATGCTTCTAGGGACGCTCAGTAACTCCAACTATTGCTACTTTACGTTCGCATCGGAAATTGCCGAAGTTTTCGGGGAAGGTGTCGGTACTCCGTATTTGCATCCAGTAAACCACCAAAGGAGAGCGGCATCGAGAGCCAAGCGCCTTACTGCCCCGCCAGCGTCGTCGGATCGCCAATGACTGTTAAGTTCATAGTGCTCGCGAGCGGAAGCGGAGGCAATGCAGCCCTACTGTCAACCGGCAAGACTCGCATCCTGATTGATGCCGGACTGAACGTTCGTGATCTGGCAAAGCGGCTGGCTTCCATCGGAGAAGACCTGGAGCGGATCAACGCGATAGTAGTGACGCATGAGCACGGAGATCACGCGGAAGCATTGCCGGTTCTCGCGTCGGGTAGGAAGTTCTACGGCACAATGCATATGACGCGCGGGACGGCGGAGGCGATCAAGTGGCAGGGAGAGCCGCGGCTGAAACTGTTCGAAGCTGGAGAAGGGTTCACTGTTGGAGATATTAAGTGCGAGACTTTCATGGTGCCACACGACGCTGCTGATCCGGTCGCGTTCTGTTTCTCTGCAAACGGCGCGCGGATCGGCTGCATGTACGACCTAGGGTTCGTGCCGAGCGAGGCGACAAGAGTGCTTGCGAAGACTCAGGTGCTACTCTTGGAGTGCAATTACGACGACGAGATTATGTCAGTTAGTAGCTATCCCGATCCAGTTCGCAAGCGCGTGAGGAGCTCTCTCGGCCACCTATCAAACGATGCCGCGATGGAGTTCGTACGGGAGTTTATGTCTCCAGATACCAAACATCTGATCGCGGCGCATCTGTCTTGTGAGAACAACAGCTTCGATCTGGTACGGTTGATGGCGGAGCGGGCGGTCCGTGAGCGCGGGTTGAATGCAGAAGTATCAGTGGCAAGCCAGAGTGAAGTGATGAGGACGATATCGTTGTGATCGATCCATATTCTCTCGAACAGTACCGAAAGTTTCTTGCAACCAAGCGCACCCTCGCTCAGCCGTGCGGCTTCGAGATATCGGAAAGCAAGATCAATCCTCGTCTGTTCGCGTTTCAGAAAGATACCGTGCGCTTCGATCTGATGCGCGGCAAGGCGGCGAACTTCGCCCATACCGGACTCGGCAAGGGGCCGATGCAGATGGAATGGTGCGGTCATGTTAGCGAGCGTGCGAAGGGCGATACGCTGATCGCTGCTCCGCTCTGCGTGGCGCAACAATTCAAGCGGGAAGCAATAAAATTTAACTACGACGTGACTTTATGCAAAGATCAGGGCGATGTGCGTAGAGGAATCAACGTAACGAACTACGACCGGCTAGACCAGTTCGACCTAACAAAGTTCGTTGGCGTATCGCTCGACGAGTCGAGTATCCTGAAGGACTGGACATCGAAGACATCGAGTACGCTGATTGAGCGACTGAAGGCGACGCCGTACAAGTTGTGCTCTAGCGCGACGCCGTCTCCGAATGACCATGCGGAACTCGGTACGCACTGCGAACTGCTCGACGTGATGCGGCGGCCGGCGATGCTGGCCATGTTCTTTGAGCACGATGGAGGCGAGACTTCCAAGTGGTCTCTGAAGGGGCACGGAAAGAAGCCGTTCTTTCGGTTCTGCGCGTCATGGAGCGTCTGCATAAAGAGACCTTCAGACTTGGGTTATCCGGACGATGGATTCGACATTCCTCCGCTCAACATGATCGAGCACGTCGTGCCGATTGATTACGGCGTGGAAAGCGACGGAATGCTCTACCGGAGTCCGGATCTCAGCGCTACCGGATTGCACAAGGAGATGAGATTGACGGCGGAAGACCGGGCGCTCAAAACGGCTGAAATAGTGCTTGGAGTTGGTTGGGGATTAAAACCTAAACATGGTAATCTATATACATGTGGAAACCAGAATACGAAGTCAATCGGCGTCGAAAATTCAAGGCTGATCCAGAATACGCCGCGCGAACCAGAAACAGAAGATCGCGAACTCCAGAAGAAAACTCCGTATACATGCGAGAGTACTATAGAAACAACAAACCAAAATGGACAGAGTCAAGACAACGCCGCCAAACAGAGATCAACGCTGGCAAGCGGGACTTGTATAGATCCAATCCAGCAGTCAGGCAATATTACATCGCGCAAAGCAAAAAGTGGCGGGCAAACAATCCAGACAAATTTCTCGATCAACGACTCCGCCCGTACGGAATTACAGGGGCAGACTATAAACGATTACTTAGGGCGCAAGGCGGAAGATGCGCTATTTGCCGGACCAAAACCCTTGACAAACGATGCAAACGATTCCACGTTGACCACTGTCACAAAACAGGAAAGGTTAGAGGGCTGCTATGCGGAAACTGTAACCTCGGAATCGGGAAGTTCAAACACTCAGAAAATACGCTACGTCGAGCCGTCTCGTATCTCGGAACTCCCACAATGGATCGTTTGGTGTAATACAGATTACGAGCAGACGCCATTGGAAAGATTATTCGGAGAACTCTGTATATCGATACGAGGTTCCATGCGTCCGGAAGAGAAGGAGAAGCGGATATTGAGATGGCTCAATAACGAAAAACCTATTCTTCTTACCAAGCCATCGATAGCAGGGAGTGGGCTCAATCTTCAACAATGCCACAATATGGTATTTGTCGGACTCAGTTATTCGTTCGAGGCGTTCTTTCAGGCGATCCGCCGCTGCTGGAGATTCGGACAGTTGAATTCAGTCGATGCCCATATCGTGATCGCTGAGACGGAAGGGCCGGTATTGGCAACGATTCGGCGGAAAGAGGCCCAATATGAAGAACTGCAATCGGAGATGAACGAGGCTATGCGCGAAGAGCAACTGCTGGCGCGGCACAAGGCAACGCGCTATGACCACGAGATACCGATGGAAGTACCTAACTGGCTCGTATCAGAGGTTGCATGAACAAAACCGCCGCGATACAGAAAGAGATCAAGGTAATCAATCAGGTCGTGAACGGCAAGTACGCCGTATTTCATGCTGACGCTGTTCCGGTACTGCACGGGATACCGGACAATTCTCTTCACCTAACGGTGTCATCGTGGCCATTTTCCTCACTGTATTCATATACGGATGCCGTCGAAGACATGTCGAATATCGAGACGCCGGAGCAATTCTTCGCTGGAATGGATTTCCTGATCTCGCAACTATACCGGGCAATGATGCCAGGGCGTCTCGTTGCGACTCACTGCATGCAGTTACCAAAAACCTTGGAGCGCGACGGCGCGATCGGAATGTACGACTTTCGCGGAGATATCATCCGCGCGTATGAGAAGCACGATTTCATTTATCATTCCGAAGTCGTTATCTGGAAAGATCCGTTGGTGGCCGCGACGCGGACGCACGCAATAGGCTTGGCCCACAAACAGATTGTAGAGGATTCGGCGCTCTGCCGTACCGGCATACCGGATTACCTCGTGGTCGTTCGCAAGCCCGGGCGCAATCCGGAGCCAATATCCCACAAGCCAGGAGGCTTCGAGCGGTGGATAGGTCCGCCATCGGCTGAGCCTCTAGCATTACAGCGCGTAGATCCGCGGACGAATAAGTATTCACACGAGGTCTGGCAGCGCTATGCGTCTCCTGTCTGGTTTGACATTGATCCTGGTGATACGCTGCAATTTCAGAGCGCTCGTGAGGACGACGACTCGCGCCACATCTGTCCTTTGCAGCTGACCGTTATCCGCCGCGCGCTGGAATTGTGGAGCAATCCAGGTGACGTTGTCTTCGATCCGTTCGTCGGCATCGGTAGTTCCGGTTTCGTGGCGTTGGGAGAAGGGCGGCGGTTCGTAGGAAGTGAACTGAAAGAGACCTACTACAATCAGTGCTGTCGCAACCTTGCCATCGCCGACGAAGCTCATGGGCAATTGCGATTGGAAGAGGCGGCGATCTAATGGAGAAGTTGCCGCGCGCCGAGCCGGACATGGAATCACAACTGGCGCGCTGCGACAGGGAGATCGAAGCAATCCGCAACCTGCCGAGCGTGAAAGACGGTACGGCTCCAGCGTGGCTCGTAACGTTGGGCATCGAAGACTGGGAAGAAGAGAAGCGGGCGATTCTGAAAGAGAACGCGGAGTGATATGTTCAGGCACGGTAGAGCGACGATGCCGTGGGGCAAGCATCGCGGGGCGCGAATAAAACTGCTACCGGACGCGTACCTATCCTTTCTGACCACGACGGCAATACTCAAAGATCCGAAATGGTGGTGGCTGAGAGAAAGTCTGATCGCGGAGTTGAAGCATCGCGGGCTGAGTACCGAGCACTTGCTGATACCGTGTGGTACGTGCGGCGGATCTGGAGAGGTACTATCTGGGATGAAAGACCTACTCAGCTCCGGTTTGGAATATCTCGAACCGTGTTCAGTTTGCAACGGGACCGGAGAAGTACCAAGAGTTGATGAGGTCGTGATAGAGCCGATAGAAAGTGCCGTCAAGAGCAAGCCCAAGCGGGCGTATAGATTTGAAGAGTGAACAAATGAGCGAGTTCGTCGTCAAGGTCGCCAAGATCTTCAAGCGGCTGAATGCGGCAGGTAAATCGGTCGTTGCTAATGCGGTGGCAGAGAAGCCCAAGCGCGCATACAAGTGGGACGAGTAATGGCTTTTACTACGGCATTAGGAAATAACAACTTCAACGGCCAGGACCTCGGCGGAGGATACCGCTTGTGGATTCATCGGAGCGCTATCGACGACAAGACGGTAATCGCGATATCGGACCAGAACGGCAAGCAGGTGGCGCGGCGTGACCTGGAAGAACAGGACTTGTTCAACAGCGTCGATCCAGCGAAGTTGATACTCACAAAGGTTAACGAGGTCGTTCTAGAAGTAGAGAAAAAGTACGGCATCAACGTCGTTCCGAATGGTGCAACTGTCTCCGATACGTTGCAAGGCGACGGGAAGCGGCGGACCTGGGAGCTATCCGGCCCGGCATTGTCTATCGAGCGGATCACGATCAAGCGCTGGGGCATGGGCTCCGACGAGGAGATGTCCTGGGGGCCGGAAGGGATCGGCGGAACGTTCACGTTCTTCTGGGACGGCGGCCGACAGATTCGGCACAACAAGTCGCAGCCTCCGCTGAAGCAAGGGGAGTGGGCGCATGTATGGTACCGTACCGAGAATGTTGCTAAGCCTGAACCGCCTCCGACTCCCAAACCAAAGCGCGCGTACCGGTTCGACATCTGAGCACGAAAAATAGACGCACTTTTCTCTTGACATCTACTTTGAACATTGCTATATTCAAAGCATGAAGACCACAACAGCAAAGAGCAAACCGGTAACGCAGACCGTTCATAACAACACGGCGCTCTCGATTGAGCAGATTGAATCGCGCGGCCTGATCGGCTGCATCAAGAACAACTGGCGGCAGCGGAATATCCGCCTATATCCGGGTGATGAGGCTACAAAGCTCTATATGATCGGCGTTAGTTTCGACGGTTCAGCAGTTGTAATCTCCCACGAGGATATCGGGATGAACGAAGGCGTTGCTCTCGACTACTGGAAGCACGGAAACAAGGTTTCTCGTTCGCGAAGCGGTAGTTGCCGAGAAGCCGACATGGACCGAGCGATATCGCGCGGCGGTAGACAAATCTCAAGATGCTGCGATCAGGCTGCGGCTGGAGTGGAAGAGTCGTTGTGCTGAACTAGCCTGTACGGGAGGTGCCGCATGAACGGCGTCGTAATCTCAGTCCACCGCAACGCCTCGAACAACTCCCGTTTCGTGATCGAGGTCCGGGAGTGCCGGAAGATTATGCCGATGGCAACGGCGGCGAACTCCTCCAAGCGATTCACGACGTTATGGAGTGGGAGTTGGTCAAGCGTCGCAACCAACTGTGCGAAGCAGTGGTCGGAGAAGGTTAATACGGTGGTATCCAATCCGCTGCCGGAGATCGGAGCAAAGCAATGACGGACTATTCGGTTATCCTAGCATCGCTCAAGGCCGGAGATCGCGTATGGATCGGGCGCAGCCAATACGGGAGATGGGCTGGAAAGATATGCGAGGTAGTCAAGGTTACCCGTACCCAGGCCGTCGTCAAGATTACACCTACCTATGAGTGCCGCTTTAAGCTTGACGGAGGCTTTCAGATCGGGGCCGGCATGTTTGCCGATCAGATCCTTGACCGGGCTACGTCGCAAGAGTGCAAGGCATGGGACGAGAAGCAACAGCGTGAGAAGCAGGAAGCGGAGCGCAAGCAAGCGGAGAAGGAAGCGACGGAACGCAAGCGGTCGGAACTCGGCGCTCTCTTCGGCGGTGATGCTACCTACGTTCACGAAGAGCAGTACGGAAGCGAAGCGGAACGCATCGGGAAGTGGACGGTAGAGTTTCACAACCTAACCGAAGAACAGGTCCGGAATCTCGCTACGGCTGATGTAGTGTGGGGAGCATCATGACGCCATTCCAACTATCCTTCCGCGCGGCGCGAAGAGTCAGCACCCCCATCGCGCATGTAAAAACGCCAGACCAAGCAATGACCTTGGAAGCGATCAAGACCGCCGTAACGAACGGCTCAACGCCTCCGGTCCTGGTATGGGATGCCGTCCGCGGCTGTCAGTGGGGCAACGAGCAAGGGTTGGAAGTCTGCTGGAAGGGCATTCTCGGCCGGAAGACGGAGCCCGTGCCAAAGAACGCCGGCGACCTGGAAGCCGCGAAGAAGGAACTAGCCCAGGCTACGGCTGATCTGGTCGATGCGCTTCTGGCGGTAGATACTCCTGCGGTCGAAGACGGCTCCGTTATCGTGGTCATGAACGCTCACCTATGGTGGGAGAAGCCGCATGTGGTACAGGCGATCTGCAACCTCCGTGACTCGTTCAAGCGAGACGCCAAGATCCTGGTGCTGCTAACGACTCAGAGTGCCTCGCTGCCTACGGAACTGCGGGATGCGCTGCCGCTCGCCGAAGAACTGCCGAGCCTCGAAGAGCTTGAGCACATCGTCACCGAGAACATGGAACTGGCCGACCTCGGAGAGAAAGAATCAGCGAAGAAAGCGAAGCGGGCTCCGGCAACGGTAGAGATGTCCGCTGAAGCCAAGACGGCTGCGGTAGACGCAGTCTGCGGGTTGGCAGCGTTTCCGGCGGAGCAGTCGGTAGCGATGAGCTTTGTCAAGGATAGCGGCGGAAAGATAATAACCCTGGATACGGAAGCGCTCTGGAATCGCAAAGTCGAAGAGATCGAGCGGACGCGCGGCTTATCGGTATGGCGCGGTAAAGACGGCTTCTCCGCAATGGGAGGAGTTGAGCAGGCCAAGAAGTTCGGGCGCAATATCATCGGCGGCCGAAAACAGTATCGAACGTACATCCTGATCGATGAATTGGAAAAAGCGGTGGCCGGCGCGGATAACTCCGATGGCGAACCGCGAGTACGACGGCATGATCGCGGTCGGACCGGCCGGCACTGGGAAGACACAGTTTGCCAAGAGCCTCGCAGGTGAAGCTGGGCGACCGCTGATCATTCTGGACTTCGCCGGCATCCAGGAAAAGTGGGTCGGGTCGAGCAACGAGAACCTTAACTCGGTGTTTGCTGTTATCAAGGCTATCAGTCAGGGATCTGCATTCTGGATCGGTTCGTGCAACTCTACCGGCAACCTCAGCCCTGCGCTGAAACGGCGGTTCAACAAAGGCACGTTTTTCTTCGACCTTCCAAGTGACGAGGAGAAGGTACCGATCTGGGACATCTACCTGAAGCGGTACGAGATCAATCCGAAGCAGAAGCGGCCGAACGACGCGGGCTGGACGGCTGCTGATATCAAGCAGGCATGTGAGACCAGTTGGTCATTTGGCATATCGCTGATCGAGGCTTCCGAGTACCTGACTCCGGTAGCTCATACGGACGCGCGGCGCATCGAGCAGCTTCGCAGGGCGGCGCAATCTGCCGGATACCTCAGCGCGAGCCATCCGGGGCGGTACGTCTTCGCAAGGCAGGACGAACCGGAAGACAAGGCGGCACCGAAGAAGGCCCGGACGATCCGGGTGGAGGAGCAACAATGACGGCTCAAGAGCAAAAGATAACGGATAGCAAGACCGTGCTAAAGAAGCACAATATCACGTCGGCGCAAGCGGACGTGCTGCGGAGAGCAGCGCGAAAGTACGGCTTCCCGACAAGAGATCGGGAGACTGGCGATGTGGTATGGCCGCTTTGGGATGGAACGGTCGATATCTACAACATCCGCCAGGAGACGCTCGACATCCTGAAATCTCGCAGCTGGATTCACCAGACGTGGAAGATCGACGATGAAGAGCAGCGTCGGGCGATAGCCAGCGAAGAAAACAGGCTGATCACGTCGGCATGGGAGATTGCGCGTGCTCATGACCCTGGCGAGAAGCTCTACGGGACGGATCTGGTTGCGGCTCTGGCAGTTCTTCAGAATCTCGACCAGGCAAGGCTAAAGCACAATTCCCTGTTCGTCAAGGTGCTCAAGATTACCGAAGCCGGCCGCGCCGTTGCCGCGGAATGGAAAGCGGCGCTCGGAGCAGAGGAAGAATAAATGCCGGCGCGTTACTTCCTCTGTCAGCATTGCGGATTCGGCAAGGTCGAAGGTCAGCGCGTGATCTACGAAGCTACTGGGGATGGAACCTGCCGAGTACGAGCGTATCCAGTGGGGAACCGCGAAGCAGCCCAAGCCGGAGCAGCGGGTGATCCGGATCAACGGTGATCCGATCCAACTCGACGCAAGCCACTGGGAATGCGACGGCTGCAACCGGCCCATCAAGCCGGGAGAGCAAGCATGCGCCCGAACGATCTGGAGGGATGACGAGCACAAGCCCGGAGATCCTGAGTTTCAGGTGTTCGCGGACGGGAAGAAGGTCTACGAGATGACGGATGTCTCGTCCGGCTGGGACATGGCATCTTGGGCGAACGACTACCTGGAGGAAGCTCCGTAAAACCCTGTTTCTGCGCGTTCTGAGCCTGCTGGCTGGTCCGGCGAGCTTGTGGCAGAGGGGAAGATACCTAGGAAGGAGACGGATAGATGGCAAAGCTTCTATGGTGGGATGGTATGAAGAGGAACCTGGAAGCCACAAGCGGGCGAAAACCTTCTTTAGATGACTATGATCGCTTGCCGGACAAAAACCTACGTTTTCCGCGCAAACGATTGAGGAAAATAACGAAACAGGTAGACCGATGACAACCCTATGCAAATGCGGGCATGCTAAGTCTCAGCACTACCAGCGCGAAGTGGAATCCGGCAAGAGATGCTCGTACTACGGGTATGCTTGCATGTGTGAAAACTACCGCAGAGCTGCGGAAGATTCCAGCGGCAATCCGATCTTTGATGCAGTTCCTGTTGGCATGCGGCTTGAGGACTTGAAATGAAGCTCATGGCAATCCAGCCGCACCGGCAACTAACTAATATAGAAATCAACAAGATGAAGGAGATCCAGGCGCGCGTTCCTGCGGTCTCCGGCTGCAAGGGCTTGTGCTACGACTCCTGCACTCGCGTTCCGGTCCATCCGGTAGAGGCGTACTATCTGATGGTTCCTCCCTACGCTTGGGCCGGACGGCCAGCGGTGCCAGTTCCTGAACGCCGAGAACCGCTGCTCGATCTACGAGGACCGGCCACTGATTTGTCGTGCATTCGGGCACCGGGTAGCTACCTTGACGTGCATTCACGGATGCGGGGAGGAGCCGCGCATGTCGCTGGAGCAGTTCATGCGGTGGATGCTGGATATGCTTGAAGCGTCGGAGGATTACCGCTGCGAGCCTGGAGAAGACCCAATCGAGGCACTTCAGCGGCAGGTAAACGAGATGACGGTGCTGGTAGGAGTGGAAGACTAAAGATTTACGTTGACATCCAACTTGAATACTGGTATATTCAAAAGCATGAGCAGAAAGCAAGTTCAACAAAAGAGCGCGATTCAGCAAGACCTGGAAAACGATCCGGCCGCTGTAAGCCTTTACCGCTGCGCAAAGTGTAGTGAACGGATTAGGGACGCCGAATACGTAGTAAGCAATGACGGTATCGTCAGCCATGGGGACTGTCTCTTCGCCGCGCTGAATCTAATCAAGCAGAACATCGAACCTCATAGCGATAGCGGAGACCAACTGCACGCAGCTGTTCAGATCATCGTGACGGTAGCCCGCGAGCATGGGTTATTGCTAGAGCGTCGATAAGTGGCTGAGAAGCTTGCGGCTATCGTGCGGGAGTTAGAGCGGTGCGCGGCGCAGAACGAAGCGGACGCAAAGCATTCTCCCGGATGGTGTCATCTCGATTGCGCTCGGGCTGATGCTGTAGCCGGTGAGCAGCGGCGGATGATCAAGATTCTCAATTCATTGCGGAGGCAATAATGTCGAGATACGCCGAGTTTGAGACCGAGCTGCGAGACGAACACTTCCTCGTCTGCGCGCTCAAGGCGATGGGCTACGAATGCGAAGTGCACGCTACGCCTCAGACCCTCTTCGGCTACCTCGGTGACGCAAGGGCGGAGAAGGCTAACGTGATCATACGTCGGCACAACACCGGGATCGGCTCAAGCAACGACATCGGCTTCGTGCGGGACGGAGTCGGCAAGCCGTTTCGGGCGATCATAAGCGAATATGACCAGTCTGCAAAATTCGATACCGCTTGGATGGGACTCTTGAAGCAGCGATATACCGAGGAGCGGACCATCGCAACGGCGCGGCAGCGCGGGTATCGCTTCGACCGTCGCGAGGAAGTAGATACGGAGAAGGGGAAAGCAGTCAGGCTGCTTTTTTCGGTGCGCGGATGAGCAAGCAGATCGTGGTTACGGTCCAGCCGGACGGTTCGACGGACATCGACCTTTTGAACTTCAGAGGTGAAGGCTGCGACGCGGTTATGAAAGACTTTACGGACGGTGAAGCTCTATCTGTGAATCGCAAGAAGCGTGAGCACGGAGAGCCTGACCGGGAAGCGGCGCGGGAGAGGAGTAGGCAGTGAGTGAACAGCGATGGACAAAACCGAGGCCGGATGGAAAGCCGCACAACGGCCGGAATTCGGTATTATGCGCGCACTGTGAACATATCTATCCGTGCTGGGACTATATAGCGGTACTGTTGCATTGCAGAGAAACCCATCGCGAGTTCTACCGGAGGAAATGGGAAACAGAAATAGTCCCGTCAGGGCAACACACGCGGATGGCAGGATACGCTCCTATTCCGGAGTCGATAGCATGAGACTCCACGCAGTACTTCACGGCTCCTGTGTCAACGGTCCCGGCATCCGCTCAGTCGCGTGGGTGCAGGGTTGCTCTCTTTCTTGCAAGGGCTGCTGGAATCCACTAACTCACGCCTTTGACGCTGGAGAAGAGATCGACTCCTACGATCTAGCCGAGCAGATAGTTAATAGTGCCGCTCCGGGAACGACCGGCCTGACGATTAGTGGTGGTGAACCAATGCACCAGGCGGAGAGCGTTTGGCGACTCCTGCTTGCTGTGAAACTCCGGCGTCCGGAATGGTCGTGCGGCATGTTCTCCGGCTACTACATCACAGAACTGAAGCACGGCGACTACGACCTGCGGGAAGACATCGGAGTGCTTGCAAACCGTGGAGTCAAGAAAGCCCTGTGGGAGTCGCAACTAAGCCCGCTACTGGATTGGGCGGTCTGTGGAAGGTACGACCGCAATTCGCCGGCGTCCGACATCATGCCTGGTTCGCGTCCGGATGCTCACTTCGTGTCGAGCAGCAATCAGCAGTTGGTGTTACTGAGCAACCGGCACAGCTTCGCTGACTTCGCGCCGCTCCAGTACGAGGTAAACATCGGAGCGGAAGGACTAGTTCAAGTAACTGGATTCTCGCTATGAATCCGGACGCTACTATCCTCGATCCAGAGACGGTGGAATGCTGGTGGTGCCGGGTTAAGGAGTGGTTCGCTGAGATATTGAGGGCGGCAGCGCCGAAATAACCATTGACATCCTGTTTGAATACTGGTATATTCAAAAGCATGGAGACGACGATGGCAACCCAACAAATAGCGATCACAGGGAATACGTACCCGGTAAAAGACGCTCTCAAGGCGCTCGGGGCAAAATGGAACCAGGACCAAAAGTGCTGGATGGTCTCGGAAGCGAAGGCAGCGGAAGCGAAAAGGCTTGTCGAGAACGCTTCCCGCGCCGGCTACACGCTCTGCCTGCGGGCTCCTACGCAGTGCGTAGTCTGCGGTCACAAGCCACGCTACGGCGACCGTTACGACCGGATCTACAAGAGCGGCGAATGCCGGGACTGCTACGAAGAGCGAAAGATGGGGTACTGAGATGGCAACAGCGATAATTCCGGATACTACGCAGGCGGCTGGCAGCCTCTTCGACAACGCGATCTGCATCTCGGTCGAGCGCGGCAAGCTCGGCAACAGCCGCTATCCCGGCATAGCCTCCGGCGACCAGTGCCCGGAAGTGCCGGAGATTGGCCTGATCGGGTACGATTCCGATTATGCGCTTAATATTGGCCAGATTGCTCCGGCTGGTAGCGGCTTCAACTGCCTCCGTGTTAGCAACGAATCAGCCGATATCTGGTGGCAGGGGCGCGAGCAGATGGCGCGGGTGTGCTGGTGCGTTAGCCCTGGAATGATGGGGCCATTTTCTTTCGGTAAGGCTATGGAACTGCGCAACCGAAGCATGCAGAATACGCCCAGTGCTACCTGTTGGCTTGAACTCGACTTCCCGCCGCTCCCGCCCGAGTGGAGCAGTACGACATGAGAGACGCAAGCCAGATTGCCCAACTAGTGATTGATGTGCAGGGCTACCTCGTAGTATGGAGTTCGAAACCGTTGACCGTCGGAAAGCCCATGCAAGAGATCGACAATATAGCGTGCGATATGACTCCTCTTGCCGGGCCGATCATGGTGTTGGGAACGGCGACGGAGGAAGACTTCAACAATCAGGTACTCTCTTTTTTTCCGGAGGACAAGGACCTCCCGGCTCCTAAATCCGAGTATCCGGACTGTACGTACTACAAGGTCGGTGCGGAATGAGCAATCGATGGTCTGACGGACCATGGGAAGCGCGGAAGGCGGGCTCTGGCGCAATAGAGTTTACTCCCGGTACCGTGGAAACGTTTGAGTACCCTGCTCACGTCGTCCGCAAGTTTATCAACGCGGAAGGGCTGAGGTGTACGTCCTTCGTCTGCGATTGCAACGGCGAGGGCTTGCCTAACGACGACAACGCGCAGTTGATCGCGGCGGCTCCTGAACTCTACGGGGTTGTGAGCAAGGCTGGAACGCTCCTTGCTCTGCTGCTATCGGCAATGGAAGTACGGGAAGAAGCATACGGTCGCAAGGTTGATCCGGAGTTGGTATCCGGCGTTACCGAGGTCCTGGCAGAATGCGGTCGATTGCAAAAGATGGCCAGAGGAGAAACCCAATGATCGAGCGCCTGTACGCCTTTCTGGAAGCCGTCGCGAATACGGACGATATAGAGCATACGAGAAACCTGCTCGCGCGCTTCTGGTTGTCGTTTACCGAGGAGCAACGATGAAAGCTAAAGACTTTGCGATCAAGGCCCACGGAGATCAAAAGTACGGAGTCGAGCAACCGTATTCTGCTCATCTCCAGTACGTCGTTGACGTACTCGTAAGGTTCAAGGTGCGCTCCCAGACGGTACTTGAGGCGGCATGGCTTCATGATGTTTTGGAAGATACAAGCGTTACGGAAGCCGAACTAGCAAGAGAATTCGCATCGGCCACCGTATCGCTGGTAAAAAGCAGTTACCGATGAGCCTGGGGCAAACCGCCAAGAGCGGCATATCAAGACTTATCCGAAGATCAGGGCGGCCGGCGTCAATGCAGTCATCCTGAAATTGGCGGATCGTATCGCCAATACGGAAGCGGCTATTAAGCAGCGCCCAGATCTGTTGAAGATGTACCGACGTGAGTTCCCCGAGTTCTCAACGGCGCTATTCGAGTCCGGAGAATGCGACGAGATGTAGACCTACCTAAGAACGCTATCGGTATGTGAGGAGAAGCAATGATAGCAAGCGAAGTGAAGATAGGGGCAACCTACAAGGCTGCTCTGCGCGACAAGGTCCGGCGCGTGAAGATCCTGGAGATGATCGTAGGGCGCGAGAACCGCGTGGGCTGGAAGGCGGAAGACGTGGAGAACGGAGCAAAAGAGTTGTTCATCTCGAGCGCGAAGCAGTTGAGCCCGGCGCGCGGAGGAGCGCGTGAGGGGAGCGGACCGAAACCGAAGCGGCTGATGCGATGCGGATGGGGGTGCGGAGCTATGCTTTCGAAGACCGGCAAGAACGGGATAGAGCAACATTTCGAGGTCTGTCCGAAGCGGCCGAGGGAGAAGCGAGCGTGAAAGCAAAGTTCTACCTTGGGCTCTTAGCAATTGCCCTGCGCCTAGCAACCCGTAGGTTGAATAGCGTAGAATCTAAAGTTAGGAGCGTGTCGCGGGTTCTGGATTCTTCCTGCCCATTAGGAAGACTCCGCAGGCTGTTTAACCTCGGACATCACCCGAGGTCGCCCCGCTCACGACGATACGCCGCTGGGTTACCCGTACACGCTCCTATCAACTGGTTCGGCAGCTTAAATGTCTACTGTGACTCCGGCTGCCATGCCATCCCAGGATCGCCGAAGATGGCCGGAACTGCGTACTGCAAAGCGGAAGTATACTAAGGCGGTAAGAAAATGTCAAGTGGTCAGGTAGTCTTTGATTTGGAGTTCTTCCGCAAGACCGGGAGTAAGGGCGGCAAGCGCTGTTTGGTGACTATGACTCCGGCGGCTCGTAAGCGGCGCGCTCGGAAGGCGGTTGCAGCGCGTTGGGCAAAAACAAAGAGGCGCAAGTGAGGGACTTCTCCTGGATACCTCCGGACGTACTGGCTCGGTGGCCGGATTGCTCCGTTGCGGACTGCCGCAACAAGGTATATCTTGGCGGCAAAGTTCCGTCGGATATGTGCTGCCCGCATATGTTCAGGTTACCGATGAATCTGGATGGAGCATGCGAGTACATAATGTCGGACGAAGAATTTGCACTTGAGAGGAAAAGGTTGGGGTGGAAGCGATGAATCACGAAGCCAAGGACTATGCTGAGATGCTGCTCAAGCTCAACATGCAGATGCGAGGGACGAGCGAATTGAAGTATGCGGGCGCTCCTGATTTCCTGCTATCGCATGGGCGGGAGTTTCCGAACGTAGAGATGCCGGCAAGATTGCGCGGCGGCTTGCAGAACAAGGCGTGCTTCATGAACTGCTACCGCGTGGCGCGTCGCAACCGGCGCTATAGATACGTGGAAGGATACGCCGGTTCCATCGAACATTCGCGTACCTATGGAGCATGCATGGCTGATCGATACAGCGACCGGAAAAGGCATCGAGATTACGTGGGCCGATCCAGGAGTTTCGTACTTCGGGATAGTCTGCAAGACCGAAGTCCTAGGCGATTGTCGCAAGCAGAACGGCGGGAGTTACTCTCTGCTATTCAACTGGATGGGCGAACACTGCCGTCAGTTGATTGAAGGACTCGTTCCGGCGTCGGCGATACTTGCATGAGGAGGAAGCTGATCTGCGCTGCCGAAGCGAAGCCGTCAAAGGTCCAGCACCGGACGCCGTGCTCTGACTGCCCGTTCCGTCGCGACGCGATACCGGGATGGCTCGGCGGCAAGACTCCGATGGAGTTCGTCATGCAAGCCCACGGCGAGGTGATCTACCCGTGCCATGCAAAGATCGGGCCGCAGTGTGCGGGCATGGCGATCTACCGGGCCAACGTGTGCAAGGTGCCGCGCGACGGTCGGGCACTAAGCCTCCCGCCGAACACGCGAACGGTGTTTGCGGGTATTCGCGAGTTCGTCGCGTACCATTCGAGAGGATTGGGAGCGGCAAGAAATCCGAAAAAAACTGTTGCAATTCCTTCGCGGATAGCTTAAATTGGTACTTCGGTATTGATGGTATCTGCTCCGGTAGTGTTAGCGGAGCAAAAAGGTTTCCCGGCGACTGGCGCGCTTACACGCATAGTTCACTTGGGTAGAGCGTCTGTATTTCAAGCAGAAGGTTACTGGTTCGACTCCAGTTGCGGCCAGCAATGGCTTACAAGCGCACCTACATTCCGTGATCAAGTTAGGGCGGTGACTGGCGGACGTACACGCAACTTATCAATCTGTATTCGGTTCGACTCCGAATTCCCCCCTCCACTTATGGGGGAATAGCTCAACGGTAGAGCAATTGATGCCAAATCGCTAGTTGTCCACCGACATGCCGCCCTTCAAGTTGAGGCAGAGAATAGCGGACGTACACGCATACGTTGGTTCGAATCCAACCTCGGGCGCTTGCTTATGCCCGAGTAGCCTAGTGGTTAAGGCAAGTGACAGTCAATCACTCTTCAGGAGTCGTCCACTGACATGCTGCCTCTAAAGTTTATGTCGCAAGAGCAAGGGTTAACCAGAGAACAGATCATCGGGGAAGTCCACCGGTCCTCTCACGGAAAGTATGCTGAGTATGAGCCGATCATTGGTCCGGCGTGCGCATCAGATCCGGAGTTCGTCGCGCGGCTGATCGCGTGGGACTTCACGCACGGACAGGTCAAGGACTCGAAGGTCGCGCTGCCTATCATATCGGCTGGCACTGCGGAGTTTCCGGACGAGTTGGTTGAGAATTCCCTGGCGCATCTTTGCTTGCAGCCGCCACGCGAACTCCTGAAAGCCCTTCGCTACTCGATGGAGCGCGGGACGAAGGCGCGGCGGCAGCACGCGTTAGAGAAGATCATCCGTCGGTACTTGGAAGCGAAGCAGTCGGAACCAGGAAATTGGGAGCGCCTCGCCGTACGCCATCGGAGGCCGCTCAAGGCGCTGTACTCGCTCACCCGCATGCCGGCTCCGGAGTTCGTCTCTCGAACGCTCTGGGGCTTCCGGAAGGCCGAGGACGGGCAAAAGATTATGCTTGGCCATGCTCCCGGCAGCATCTTCGCTGACATTGCGAACCTGTCGCGGATGGACCCGGCGTCGGCTGCCGCAACGATCCGCAAGTGGCATCTGTCTCCGCTGGTAGTCAGCGGGGCGATGGCCGGTTCCGGCAAGAAGCAGGAAGACTCCGCCGTGGTTCAGGCGACGATGGACCAGATGAGTGACACGGAGGTCGTGACGCGGGCGGCGAGCTTGGAGCGCAAGGGGCTGTCGAGAGACGCTGGGCTGAAAGAAGCGTTCCGCAAGAAGGTGTCGAAGGCTACGGGCAGTAAGAAGGCAACGCTGAAGACCTCAGTAGCCGCCGAAGAAGTCGAAGACGAAAGCCTGAAGACGATGCTGCGCGAGCTCCAAGAGCGGCAGATCCAGGCTAAGAAGGACGCCGGCCGCGGGATCGACGGAAACTGGCTGGTGATCTTGGACAAGTCCCAGTCCCAAGAAGTCGGCATCGAACTGGGAAAGCACGTTGCGGCGGCCATCGCAAAGTTCGTCACCGGGCGCGTGTGGCTGGTGTTCTGCGATACCGGCGCTCACGGTACTGAAGTAACCGGACTATCGCTAGAGAAGATCCAGCAAGGAACTAAGTGGGTCAAGGCGGACGGAGCAACGTCGTACGGTGTCGGGCTTGACTGGGCGATCTCCAACAAGTTCGACATAGACGGCGTCGTGATAGTTGGCGACGGCGGCGAGAACCGTGCCCCGGTATTCGTCGGCAGGTGGCACGAGTACAAGAAGCGGTTCGACAAGGAACTGGCCGTCTACTTCTATCAGACGTACTGCGAGCCGCGGTTTGCGGTGCAGGAGAACGCCCGTCCGGACAGGTTCGAGCAGTACATGAACGGTGGGCTAACTGACTTGAGCGGAGGCAGTTACGGGCTTGGGCCGGTATCGCTTACTAAGTTTGATATCTCACAGGGTCAAGTCGATTATTATTCGATCCCAAATTTAGTGCAACAAATGAAGGTCAACCGGTTTAGCATGGTTGATCAGATCATGGCATGTCCGTTGCTGACGCTCGATCAGGTGTTCGCTCCAGGGTTTGCGGTGGCCGCGCAATGAACGTTGTTTCGTTGAAGGAACTCGACCTGCTTGACGTGGGCAACAGGATCACGCTGGTGGGAGCGGTCTACGGAGGAATCGGGCGGGTTTTCATCGTACCGTTTCCGGACGAAGACTTCGACCCGCTTGCTCACTTCGATTGGCTGCGGATGAACGAAACCGAGTGGGCGGCGTTTCTCAACCAGTCGGACGTTCTCGACATCGCCGGACCGAACAAGGCTATCCTGCGCAAGAGCCAGCGGCAGATAGACCAGATCGTCGCGTGGAAGGTCTTCGAGCGCGACGGGTACCGATGCCGGTACTGCGGTCGAAAAGGCCCGCTTACGGTCGATCACGTTATTCTCTGGGAAGACGGCGGAGCAACGGTAGAAGAGAACCTTGTCTCGGCCTGCAAGGACTGCAACAAGACGCGCGGGAGCATGCCGTACGAGAGGTGGATTGGTTCTATAGAATATGCGCGTCGAAGTACAAAGGGGCTTTCGTGGGCTGGGCTCAATAGCAATCTGTCGTTGCTTGAGAATCTGGATCGGCTTAGAACTTTGAAGGTGAAATCACGGTCGCGCTGATGGCTCACAACGTCAAGGGCTCAACCTATCACCCGGCGCGGGTGAGCGGTCATCAAAAGTTTCTGCGTGCGAAGGCCGTCAACGAGGAACTCGGGAAGCCTAAGAAGGTAGAAGCAATCGAGCCTCTGGATATATCAGCCAGCGGTTGGAGCACGAAGAGAAAGAAGAGGAGAAAAGCAAAGTGAACATCCAAGCATTGAAGGCTCTGCAACTAGACCGCGTGCTGGACAACGATGAGGCGGTATCTTTGTCGGCTTACGCTCGTAACCTAGCGTCCGAGTACGAAGAACTCGGCCAAGATGTACCGGACTGGCTCGTAAAGGTCACCGACGTGCTGCGGACCGAGATCGCGCGGCGCAACCGGGCGGCCGACATGGCAAAGCTTCGCGAACTGGAGCAGACGGTGGACAGCCTCAAGACCGCGGCTGAGAAGCGCAACGAGGCTACCAACCAGATCACAGCGCTTCAGAAGAAGCTCGGCCTGTCTACTACGGCGAAAGCCGGCCGGTAAGTCCAGATCGTGGAGAGGGTCCGAACGGAGAATCGGCACCTGAGCGACCTCTTGGAACTGCCACTGAGGTCGCGCTCGGACTGGTCTGAAGTTCGCGGCAAGCTAAAGCGGCTCGATCCGGGAGGCGTGCTTACTGTGATCTGTCCGAAAGACAGAAACGTTCCGGACGTGCGGTCGATACTCCTGACTGCCGGTGCGCGGATCTTTCCAAACGGTGACTGGAAGATGGCAACGAGGACGGAGGGGCGGAAGATTCACTGCTTCTTGGCCCCGAGAAGCTGAACGAAGCAAGAATAACAGTCGAAAGGAACAACCAACCTAACCATGGCAAAACTCAAGGTACACCTGGTGGTCATCGACCCCCAGAACGACTTCATGGACCTGCCGGACTCTTCGCTGCCCGTGAGCGTGGCGAACGCCGACATGGACCGCGTAGCCAAGATGGTAAACCGCATAGGACACAAGTTGGACGATATACACGTCACGATGGACAGCCACAGGATGATCGACGTGGAGTCCGGGATCTGGACGCCGCGCAACCCGGCTTTCAGGTCGCGGATGCTGGACTACACCAAGGCGCTCAAGGACGGAGGCAAGTACGTGCTATGCATCTGGCCGACGCACTGCCTGATCGGTACGTGGGGTCACAATATTCATGGCAACCTCAACGGCGAACTCCAGCGCTGGTCGGAGAAGGAGTTCGCGATGGTAGACTACGTAACCAAGGGCAGCAACCCGTGGACGGAGCACTATGGGGCGCTCCAAGCGGAGGTGCCGGACCCGAGCGATCCAGGGACCGGGCTGAACACCGGATTCCTCAACATGCTCGCGGCGGCGGTCGTAGTATGCCTTGCCGTGCTGTTCATGGTCTTCGGAAGGACTACATGAAGGTACGCAAAAAGCCGGTTATGGTCGAGGCGGTTCAATGGACCGGTGAGAACATCGCGGAAGTTCGGCGCGAACTGAACGTTCCGGACGGTAGCATGTTCATCAGGCGTCGGCCATCGTCGGAAGATGGGACGCTGATCATCTGCACACTGGAAGGCGAGATGGAAGCCGTCGTCGGCAGCTGGATAGTTCGCGGGGTGGAGGGCGAGTTTCACGCGGTCAAGGACGCGATCTTTCACAAGACCTACGACCCGGTCGAGTTTGGAGCGGAATCCCGGGAATAATCATGGCTAGCGCTGACAACCTATCAGACGAAGCTTTGAATCGTCTTCACCGCGAAGAGGCTGCGCAGCTGCGGAAGATCGCGGAGGAGAAAGTTGGCAAACCTAACTGAGATCAACGCTCAGGTGAACGCCGTCCCGTGGGAGACGAAGCGCGGCAAGTGCCCGGTCCGAACGGAGTGCGACGGAGCACGGGAAGTCGAACTAACGCTGTGCTCGTGCGGTCACTGGGCCTGCGAGTTCTGCTGCACGTCCACGTTCGAAGACGGCAAGGCCCCGCTGTTGACGTGCGACAACTGCGACATCGTGCCGCAACTCAACACGCTCCGCGTGGCGGCGGAAGGAGACCGAACCGTGGAAGTGAGGATCGAAGGCGAGCGCAAGGAAGACCGGAACTCGCCGTTTCACAAGCGGATAATCAAGAGCGAATCAATCCCGAATACCAAGGCCGGCAGCGTCTGTACGCTGGAGTGCGGTCACGTCGTTCAAACGTTCGGCGACCTGAAGCTGGCGGACGGCAAGGCGCTGTGCATGCGGTGTAGGGAAGAAAAGATCACATGAGCGATACGCAGAATATATTCAAGATCGGGCAGACGACCGTGGAATTGGCGACAAAGAACCGGCTGGCCGCAGAACTGTCGGCAGAGATTCACGCCTTTCCTCTCGCGCTTCATCGGATAGCGCAAGGCATCGACGTTCGCAACGACGGCGCGCTCCTTGCAGAAGCTAACACGTTGCTCGACAACCTGATCGCGAAGGGTGGGCTCAATCGCCTGAAAGACCTTGCGTCGGTGTACAAAGAAACAACCGCAAGAATCGTTGAACTTCAAAACTTGCTAAACGTTGCGATCGGCGAAGAGGCAAAAGATTTGTGACCCTAAGCCCCTACAGGCACAACCAGGAGCCGATCCCTACGGACATCGAAATCGCTCAGGCCGCAAGCCGCGCAATCTTCGGCGGGCACAAGGCTATGATCCACGAGATGAAGGAGATCCGCCGCAAGACGGCCCAAGCGATCCACGACCTCTCGATCAACCAGGGCGAGCGCAACGAGATCAGGCGGCTGTACGGAGTGAAAGACGCGAAGCGGTAATTACTTCCTACAAATAACTTTACTTTCCTATCATATCGTTGTAAACTATTGATATGACTACAACCACAACCGGCGCGGAAGCGCCGAGCAATATCCCAAACGACAAGACCAGCAAGGTACTGGTGAGCGTGGTCCTCGACCGATCCGGTTCGATGAACAGCAACCGCGCCAGTACTATCTCTGGGTACAACGAATACATCAACGGGCTGAAGCAGGAGAAGGACTCAACGTACGACGTGACGCTGATCCAGTTCGATGCTCCAGTCAATACCCCGGAACTCACGGTTAGCTACGAGAATCGGGCGCTCGCCGACGTGCCGGAATTGACGCTCGAAGGCTACGTCCCGCGCGGCAACACCCCGCTCTACGACGCGATCGGCGAATGCGTTAGAAGGACCGACGCCAACGGCCGCGGCGTGATCGTCCTGGTGATCACCGACGGCATGGAGAACGCCTCGACGGAGTTTACCAAGGAGACCGTCAAGGCGCTCATCAAGCAGAAGGAATCCGAAGGTTGGACGTTCAGCTTCCTCGGCGCGAACATCGATAGCTACGCGGTAGGGTCTTCGCTTGGAGTAGCGCCCGGAAATATTGCGAACTACGCCGCCGGCCACGAGCAGACTATGTTTCGTGCTGCCGCTGCGTCTTCAAACCTTCGCGCGTCCGGCTATCGAACCAAGGGCGTGCGCGCGATGGTTGACGTAGACTTCATCGACGACGCTCAGCGGGCGGAGATGGAATCGCATACAACTTCGGGAGGTCGGCCCGCTGCGCCGCCCACGTTTCCGAAGCCGGAACCCAAAAAGCGCGACTGGAAAACCAGTAACGCGTGAATACCTGTCGCCGGAAG